ATGCCCCCACTCTCCGACCTCGCAATTCGGCGCGCCAAGCCGACTGGAAAGACCCAGAAGCTGTTCGACGGCGGTGGGCTCTATCTGGAGATCTCCCCGGCCGGCAGCCGCTGGTGGCGAATGAAGTACCGCTTCGACGGGAAGGAGAAGCGCCTCGCGCTGGGGGTCTACCCTGAGGTGCCCCTGCAGCTGGCCCGGAACCGTCGCGAGGATGCACGGCGTTTGCTCGCCCAGGGTATCGACCCGAACCAGCAGAAGAAGGAGGCCGCCGCGGCCAAGGCCGGCATGGAGGCGCAGACATTCGGCGCGATCGCGCGCGAATTCATGGATGGCCGGATCTGGTCCGACGACTACAGGGTGAAGGTCGAGGCCTGGATGAAGAACGACATCTTGCCGTGGATCGGCAGCCGGCAGGCCGCCGAGCTGGAGGCGCCCGACTTCCTTGCCCTCGCCCGCCGGATGGAGAAGCGCGGCGCCATCGAGTCGGCGCACCGGGTCATCCAGAAGTGCGGGGAGGTTATGCGGTACGCCATCGCCTGCGGCATGGCCAAGCGCAACCCGGTGGCCGACCTGCGCGGCGCACTGCAGCCGACGCCCCGCAACCACTATGCGGCCATCACCGAAGCGCGCGAGCTGGTACCGCTGCTGCGCGCCATCCCCGCATACCGCGGCAGGCAGGTCACACGCTGGGCATTGGCCCTGGCACCGCTGGTGTTCGTGCGCCCCGGCGAGCTGCGGAAGGCGGAATGGTCGGAGTTCGATCTGGACGCCGGGCAGTGGCTGATACCGGCCGGCCGCATGAAGCGGCGCAGGGAGCACCTGATCCCGCTATCGAAACAGGCCCTGGCCATCCTCCGCGAGATCCACCCGCTCACGGGCAAAGGGCAGTACGTTTTCCAGGGGCGGAATAGCGCGAAGCGACCGCTCAGCGAGAACACGATCAACGCCGCGCTGCGCAAAATGGGGTTCGAGGATGACGTGATGACCGGGCACGGGTTCCGCGCCACTGCGCGCACCATCCTGGACGAGGTGCTGGGGTTCCGGCCCGACATCATCGAGCACCAGCTGTCGCACATGGTCAAGGATCCGGATGGCCGGGCGTACAACCGGACCAAGCACCTGGAAGAGCGCGCCCGGATGATGCAGGAATGGGCGGACTACCTGGATCGGCTGCGCGACGGCAACGTGGTGCAGCTGCGGGTGGCCTGAAGCCTTAGACGGTGTGCTGCAGGGCCTTGCGCCCTGCCCTAACCCGGGCCTTCGCCGAATCCTTGGCCCGGGGCTTCACCGCCGCGGGCGGCCGGACCGGCTCGAGGGCTTCCCTGATCCGAGCAGCCGCCGCGGCGGCAGCCTCGTCCAGGCGCTGGGCCTGCAGCTGCTGCTCGCGGGTCGGGGGTAGGCCGGGCGGCGGTTGTGCCGGCTTGATGGGGGTGTCGTCGGTCAGGCGGACGACCGCCTCTCGCAGCGGCAGGTCCGGGAACAGCCTGGCGGCACACCAGCGCTCGGCGAAGCGCTTGCCCTGCCGGATGCTGGCGACAGGGGCATTCTTGGTCTGCCACATCTTCAGGGCGTTCATGTGGAGGCGGTAGCCACCCTCGCGGGTCGGGGTGACGCTGGCCACCTCGCGCCCGTTCCACCACAGCGCCCAGCGCTCGCCCATCTGCACCCAGCCGGACGGGATGGGGACGGTGCGGAAGCCTTGGTAGCCGAGGGAGGGAAGCATGGCCGTAAGAATACGGCTGCCAGTCGCAGAGGCTGCGATTGAACCCTGACCGGTTTAAGCCAGGTGCCCTTCCATGAGGGCGCCGACCTTCTCGATGTTCTCGAGCGACAGTTCACCGATGTTCTGAGCGAACAGGACGACCAGCTGGGCGTAGCAGTCCTCGAGGACGTCGGCTTCTGGCTTCGACGCGTCGACTACCACCTTGGACCGTTCCGGCATCCCGAGGAAGATCTGCCGGCACATCGCCAGGTTCTCCTCATTCTCGAAATGATTGGGTCGATCACCACGTGCGCGGATTCGCTCAAGTCCGATCGCGGGCTCGACGTCCAAGAGCAGCATCAGGTGCGGGCGGGGGGCGAAATCATTCGCCTTCGACAGGTCGTCGACCGGCAGGCCTGCCGCGCCCTGATACGCGACCATCGACGGGAAGTAGCGATCAAGAATCACCACTTCGCCACGCTGAAGAGCAGGGCCGATGAACTGATCTACATGGTCACGCCGATCAGCCAACAGGTACTTGACCTCTTCCTCTGGGGTCAGGCGTCCAGATTCGGCAGATTGACGCAGCCTCATTCCCCAAGGGCCATTGGTAGGCTCCTTGCTGGTCGAAACAGCGACGCCATGGGCGCGCAGCCGCTCGGTCAGCGCTTTGGCCAAGGTCGACTTGCCGGCTCCATCGATTCCCTCGATGGCAACCAGCAGGCCACCGGGAATGGTGATGCTCGTCATGCGGGGTAGTGTATCCAATTGCCCCGGCACCGCCAGAGGGGGACGGGATGCTAACGCGGACGGGCGTCACAGGGCCAGTCTTGACAGGATCGTGCCGGCGCGGCGCTGCTCAGGCGCCATCCCGGGCTGAGCGGCCAATGGCCCCGGGTCCGGCATGACCAGAGTGCGCCGGCCTGCCGCCGGCCGCCATCGGGCAACCGCGCGACACCGGGTCGGCATGCCCCTACACGCGCCGGGAACGGTCGGTACGGCTACCCTCCGGCCATGTGCGGAAGATTCGTCCAGCTCCCCGTTGTCGACTTTGGCCAGCCCGGCCTGGATGACCTCGCCCCCGGCTTGGCCAACATCGAACCGAGCTACAACCTGGCCCCGACCCAGCGAGCCTCGGTCATCCTCGAGCGCGGCGAAGGTCGGCAGGTCACCCGGATGGCTTGGGGCCTGCTGCCGTTTTGGGCCAAGGCCAAGGGCTTGCAGGGCTCGACCATCAATGCCCGCATCGAGACGGTGGCCACCAAGCCAGCTTTCCGCACGGCGTTCAAGAAGCGCCGCTGCGTCATTCCCATGGCCGGGTACTACGAATGGTCCGTCAGCCCCGAGGACGGGAAGAAGGATCCGTGGTTCATCCACGCCGCCGGCCCACTCTTGGCGGCCGGCCTGTGGGAAGACACCAGCCCGCTGCTGCCCGATGGCAACCTGGGCACCTTCACCATCATCACCGGCGACAGCAGCGGCGTGTCGGCGGATATTCACGACCGCATGCCTGTGTGGCTGCAGGCCGGCCAGATCGATGACTGGATGGCCGCCGGCCCAGATGATGCGATGGCGATGCTGCTGGCCAGTACGCCCCCATCCATGGAGGCGTACCGGGTGAGCCGGGCGGTGAACTCCCCTAAATCCAGGTCGGCGGACGCCATGGATCCGATCTAACTCAAGGCAGCGTCACTCCGCGAAGTGAAAGCCTCGACACCATCGCTGCCATTGCCTGATCCAGAAGCGCTTCACCAAAGTCGTGATAAGCGGCAAAGCCGTAGAATCGGTTGGACGCGGCCAGCTGCTGGGTGCCGGCCAACTGTGAAAGGCCAAAGGCCCAGCCCGACTGGCTAGACAATTCGGTGAACAGGTTTGCGACGCCAGTCACTGCGGCTCGGGATCCACCATATGCCTTGGCGATGTACTCCCCAGAATTCGCGTCGTACGTGAACCCCACAAGGTGAGGGACCACCAACGTAGGGTTGTTCCGCAGAGCAATGCGCGAGCCTGGGGGCGTAATAGGCCAGTTCGCCTGGCGATAGACGCCGACATTCTGACCCGTCAGCTGGCCGTTGGTTACCCCGGTGATGCCGTTCACACCCACCATGTTCGTCTGCGCCCAACTGGCGGCCGGGCCGCTCGGAGCCATGGCGGCTTGCCCCAAGTGCTGCACATACTGGCCCGAAGCGAGAGTGACCATTCCACCACTGAGCGATGCAGCCAAGACGCAGGTGACCTTGCCATCTGATCCAAGAATCGGAAATGGTGTTACGAACAAGCCACCGCCGGCGCCAAGCTCATAACCGAACTCGCGAACAACAGGCTGGAGATAGGAGCCGCGAAGCGCGGCATGGTTGCCAATGGGGCCGCTGTCGGCCGCCGCGCCGATGTGCTGCTGCCCGGCAGTCCCATCCTCGGCAAGGTACAGCCCCTTCAAGTTCTTCGCCGGGAACCCGGAATAAGTCTGCACCAGCTTCGGATTGCTGTTTGGAGGCAGGTTCACATTGAGTAGTGAGAGCACGATGGACATAGAATTCCTCAGTAGATATAGGGGTCGCCCTCGACCCAATTTGCGGGAAGCTTGAACGCGATCGCCGGGTTGTTCAGGGGATATGGCTTGCCAACCAGCTCGGCCACGTTTTCGTCTGGGACCATTCCGCTACCGGCTAAATAGGTGTAGACGTCGATCGCAGAGGTGATATCGCTGTCGAACAAACAGCCGTTGCCCGACGAAGCGGTCTGGCTCGCGTACCAGACATAGGGCGTTGCCGCCAGATCACGCGTGAATGAAATCTGGACAACGCCAGGAGCTACGATCTCCACCGAGGCAATCGGAACCTCTCCAGCCGCGTCCGTCACCCTGAACCCCTTTCCTGCATAGTCGGTGCCGGTGCTGTACACGTAGGGAAGGCGCCACTGGAGCGGCGGGACCGGCACGCGGAAAGCAATCAGCACGGATCGGCCCTGCACCTGCAGCTTCACTGGCTCCAGCGGCCGCCATGCCTTTCGATCAATCAGCGTGCGCACCGCAGCCTTTCCGAGCATCGCGCCCAGCCATCGACTCCCATTCGCGTCCAGATGTCCGCCCTTGTCGGTAACGGGGTAGGAAGGGGCTCCGATGTAGACGCCAGGGCGCTGCTTCGTGGCGTGCCACTGAGCCATACCAACACTCATGTCCGTGACGTCCCGCGTGAACTGACCACCGGTCTGATACATCATCCACATGGGCGCCGCGGTCTGACCAGTGACGGCCGTTGCATCTGCCCTCATGTCATCAATCTGCTTCAGCAACGAAGCGAGATAGAAGGAATAGGTGGTGATGGCGCCGTCATTCCCCGTGTAGTTGTACTCGTTGCCAATCCAGTTGATCAGCGCAACTCCATACGAACCTCCGGCAGCACCAGCCAGACCCTTTCCGATGGACATTGCCTCGATGTATCGGTTGTATCGGTTGGGTGACATGCCGGCATAGTCTTTCGACAAGAACTCGATCTTCTGGCCGCTGACTGAGACGTTGCTGGCAACCAATTTGTGGCTGTCATCAACGGCAATGAGCTTGTCCAGCTGCGCCCGCCGAACTGCATTGGTGAGTGACTCCAAGGGGGTCTCCCCTCGCGCCGCGTTGTGGAACGGGAGCGCAGCCACCTCAGCCGCGCTGAGGATTCGAGAGTCGCCGACAACGCCTTCCATCACGGTCGCGCTCATCGGCTGAAAAGTACTGGCCCCGACGGGAGTGTAGCGGCCATTGGAATTGTTCAAAGGCCTCACGGCCTGACCGATCATCAGGGCCCCAGGTTGCGGAGAGACACTCAGCGCAGGGAACGCCTCCTCGCCCTGCCCCAGCGACTGGCCGAACATGATGAGCGCGTTGTAGTCGTACGCCAGTGCAGCACATCCGCTATTTTCATGCTGGTCCAAGATTGCGCGCGAGCTTGAGGCAACCTCCTGCATCACTGCCACCATTGATCCGGCCGCAGACGGGAAGACCTCTCCGTCCTTCACCCCGAACAGGACCGTCTCTCGATCCGCAGCGACGATGGCGAAATCGTAGTTAAATTCGCCATCAACCATGGTTGCATTAGGGAAGGAGTACTGCGGAGCCACCACGTTGCGAAGAACTTCCAGCCTGTCCAGCAACGCGCTTCCGTCAAGCAGCCATGCGATCAGCATTTCGTTCGTCGCATCACTTGCGATAGCGGCGGCCAAATCTCGCCCGGCACCAGTTAGACGCTCGCCCTTCCTTCCTGCAAGCGTCGATGTGACCTCCTGCAGGTCGACAATATCCGCCTTCTGCGACAGAACGTCCGCAGAACGCCATTCCAAACCTGCCGCTCCCATCACATAGCGACCGCTGTTGGGAACGGATGCTCCGCTCACCGGATCCGCGTGAGTCCCAGAATCCCCCACCACCGCAACCTGGCGGTTCAGCGGGATCTGCCCTGCCCCTGCCGCAGCGCTCGCCGCCGCCCACGTCGGGAACTCGATGGTGCTGCCATCGGCCAGGAACTGCTGGAAGTCCTGCTCGACGCCGGCCATGCTCTTGCGGGTGCGGCCCTTTCGATCAATCCAGGTGGGGGCATCGCCGTTGATGCCGCTGTCCAGGTTCTCCGCGTTGTCGTACAGATCTTTGACAGCCGCCGACGGCACCGGATTCCCAGTGTTGTGAGTCGTCATCTTGGTGTTTCTCCGTTGGTGTTACGGCGCGTTCGCGTCGTCGTACTGGTAGAAGGCCGGGTCGTACTGCAGTGCGGCGATCTCCACCGAGCCGTCGTCGCCGGGGGTGATCTCAGAAAGCACTGCGTCGTAGCCAACCCGCGAGCTGTCGCAGAAGATCAACTCCGGCGGGTCGATGGTCGGGTCATCGAGGATCCAGGTGCTGAAGGAGTGCTCCGCCGGCAGCGACGATGCGGCGATGGTCAGGCTGTGGTCGTCCACCCGCGTGGGCACGATCACCGCCGATGCTGAGCCGTCCTGGAACCGGATCAGGCAGCGCGGCGCGGCCAGACTCCAATCCAAGTACTCGCCCACCTCGATCAGCACGCGCGTGCCCTGCAGCTCGGCGTTGTCGATCATGCAGCTGGTGGTGCTGGAGCCGGGAATGTCGTCGGTCAGCTTGACCCGGTCCCCGAAGTCGAACCGCAGGCCCATCAGCTCGGTCTTCGTGGTGTACGTCAGGCGCTGGCCCTGGTACTTCAGCAGCCGACGCATGCCGATCCGGTATGCCCTGTTGCGGTTCCCTACCCCCTTCAGTTCGAACGTCTCGACCTTCATCGGCGTGTCGCTGCCCGGCAGGCGGCATTCCACAGTTTCGGCCGCCCAGGTCACCTCATCGATGTAGGTCACGTCGACCCCATCGAAGTCATCCGGCCCCGGCGCGGTGAACGACGTAGCCAGCGGCTCCAGCTGCCGCTGCGGCGAGATGGCACCGCGCCAGGTCTTGATGCCTTCGCGCCCTGCCGAGCACATGCCATCGCTGAGCAGGAAGTAGCCCATGCCGGCCTGCGTGGCCAGCTGCAGCACGTCCAGTGCACTGCTGCCGGACTGCTCGGGGCTGTAGTCGAAGAACTCCCCGCGCGGCGTCCAGTAGGTCGCCTCCAGATGATCCAGAGTGGCGCTGTCGATCTGATCCTCAGGCAGGCCCAGCGACCGCAGCACGTGCTTCATGGCGCCGCTGATGGTCCGCGCGGTGCTGCCCTCGTACTGCCGCGTCGCCATCACGTTGAACCGCCGATCAGACTGCGCCGCCAGCTTCGTGCCTGTGGTGACCGTCAGTCCGATGGTGGTCAGGTCGTCGTAGCGGGTGGGCCGTTGCGCCAGCCGCGCGCGCAGGCCCTGCCAGTAGCAGGCATCCTTCGCCGAATTGCCGCCGCGCTCGGTCACGCGGCGTACGCGCACCTCGATCTGCCCGGGCGTGGCCAGCGTCACCCGCTCGCTGAACCCCAGAGAGTCATCCGTCATGCCGGTGTAGGTATGCGTGCGCACAGTCCACGGTGCACCGGATCCGAACACGCGGTAACCCACCCGCAGCGACACGGTGAAGGTGCGCTTGTTGCCCTTGTCCGTGTACCAGATCAGGCCGCCCGGGAAGTTCAGGTCGTACTCGAAGGCGTCGGTCACCTCCCCGTCCGGGCACACCAGGAACGGGCCCAGCCACTCCTCGCCCTCCTGGAACCCCGTGGCACGGTAGTCGGTCGCCGTCCGGCTCGCCCAGCCCGGCCAGCTGGTGTCGACCACGCCAGCCTCGGTCAAGCGCTGCACCGTCAGCGTGAACCCTGACTTCGACGCGATGCGGTACTCGCTCTGGCCGCGCGACATCGCCAGCGAGACGGTGCCAGGCGGCAGGCCACCGAATGCGGTACCGGTCGCACTGTCGTAGGCCAACGTCACGCGCGGCTGCGTCGCAGGCGTGCCGCCAGTCGTGGCCACACCGGCCGTCGTGGTCGGGCTGCTGCCGAACACCGCCGCCGGCAGGCCGCTGAAGGTGATGCTGCCGCCGGCATAGGGGCTCTCCGCTTCGGCGATGGTTACCACCCCGCCCGACTGCGTGGCCACCAGCCCGCTGTCCACCAGCTGGTCATTGATGGCCGTCAGTAGCACGCCCAGGGTGATGTAGTTGGCCTCCAGGGCAACGCTGTAGGTGATGCCGCGCCAGATGATCCCAAAGGTCACAGGAGCGCCGCTGAAGTCGAAGCTGCTGGCCGCAGAAGACCCGACCAGCCGTGCCGGGCTGCCGCCCACGCCGGGGATGGCCGGGGTGCCAGCAGCATAGGTGGCCACGTACAGCGCATAGTCCGCGCCGTTGTAGGTCAGCAGCACCGGCATGCCCACGGAGGGCGCCAGCTCCGCCACCGTGCTGCCGGAGATGATCGAGAACAGCCCGCTGGTGGTCGCGGTGTAGGTGGCCGCCACCTTCAGCGTCAGCACCGCCCCCACCACCCAGCTGAGCGGCAGAGAGGTGGCCGGCCGTTCCTTGCCGTCAGCGCCGGTGATGGTCGCGTTGTTCAGGGTGAACACATTCCCCGAGACCGTCACCGAGTCCGCGTTGATGCCGGTGACCACGTCCGCCGTGTCGCTCAGGTCCAGGCCGGCCGTGCCAGAAGCCGTGGCGCCCACCTCGGTGGAATTCACCCAGTTTTCGGACCGCGTATCACCACCCACGTCTGCACCGGGCGGGTAGATGGTCATCTGCACGTCGCTACCGAACGAGCTGAGCGGGGTGTTACCGATGCGCGCGCCGCCGGCGGGGATCACGTGCTGGCCACGACCCACGCAGACGAACATGGAGGTCTGGTAGCTGCTGCCGCCCACGAAGCGCGACACCGGCTGCACCAGGTAGTCGGGATAGACGCGGTACTGCCCCAGCACCTCACGGATCGGGCTTCCCAGACGCGCATTGTTCGCGCGCGCGGTGTCCAGGCTGAGGGAATCACCCTGGCCGAACCGGTTACCCGATGGCATGTTGCTGGCCATGTAGATGGCGTAGGCGGCCGCAACGGCCACAACCACCCAGTACACGACCGCAGCGACACCCTCGCCGTAGGCGACCGGATAGATGCGCACGTCCGCCTGCGATTCCACCCAGGTGGTCGCCCACGCATCAGCAGGCAGCGGCACACCATCCAACTCCACCTCGATCGGGTGCGGGCCGGCCGCGGTGAAGCTGGGCACCGTCGACCGCAACCACCCCTCGACCGTGGTACGGCCGTGGGCGTGCGTCTCCAGCGGCTCGCCCGGCATGCGCGACGGATAGATTCGGATCACGCGTAGTACTCCACTCGGGTGAAGCGCCGCTCGAAGCGCGCCACAGGCAGCACCGTCACGTCGTGGTGCTCGTTGCATTCCAGCGCGCACAGACGGCCATCAGCCTCGATCAGCACGGCCACGTGCTCGACCACGCTGCCCTGGTAGCAGAAGGCCACAGCCCCCTGACGCAGGTCGCTGCCGCTGCGTTCGGTGGCTGCGTCTGCGGCGAGGTCCGGCAGCTGCACGGCCGTGGCACCGGCATGCTCCGGCCATGCCTCCAGCCCCAGGTCCCTGCGCACCTCATTGACCACCCCGTAGCAGTCCAGCTCGGGGAACTCCCGGCCGCCGCGCACCCAGCGCACGTCCTGGTACTTCTCCAGATCGATTTCCATCACATGTACCTCAGGCCGGGATGCTTCGACAGCACGTAGCGGTTGCGCGGCCATTCCGTGTCCAGCACGTTCATGAAGCCGGCGGTGATCTGCACCTCGGTGGCCGTCCACTGGCCGCCCTTGATGACCACGCTGAAGGGCCGCTGCGCCGGCGCCAGCAGGTCCGTGCTGAGGTACAGCCGGAACGTGGCGACCATCTCCACCTTGGCGGCCAGCGCCGCGCGGATCTGGTTGCTGACGACGCCGGAGATGTTGCTGATGGCGAAGCGCAGGTCCTGCACGCCATCCGCATTGCGCGCGGGCTTGGCGATGTCCATGCCGCAGGCGGTGAACGTCACGGTTTCGCCCGTCTCCAGCCTGGCCGTGATGTCGTCCCACCCCTTCGTCAGGTAGAAGGTCTGGGCACCCACCTGGATGGCCAGGGTCTCCAGCTCCACCTCGCGGCCACCCGAGGCATATAGCCGTTCGAGGATGCTCATGCTTCGGGCCACTCCCTGTTCGCCGCCAGGTCAACGATGGCCGCATTGAAGATCGCGTCGGGGTAGGCGGTGGAGCCGTCCGCCAGCAGCGGCCGCCGGAACATCTCCAGCGTGGCGTCGAACCGCCAGAAGTCGCCGTCAACCAGGTAGGGGCCGTTGTAGAAGTCCGCAGTGAAGCGCGCTCGGTAGTAGTCCTCGCCGATGGGGGTCCTCAGTTTGCAAAGGAACCAGGCCGATCCATCGACCAGATCCTCCTGCACCCACTTCTCGAACATCGCGGCCACGCGATCCTTCAGCACCCACGACAGGGTCACCATCGAGGGCGTGCTGGTGGACCGGCGGCGTGTCAGAGATGCACCGCTCTGGAACCTCGACGTCAGCAGTGGCGTGACGGGCTTGAACCCATAGCCTTCGCGGAGCGGCAGGGGTAGCCATGCCGGATAGGGAACTGCAGCTGCCATTTGGGGCCTCGCATTGGCTGCGTCCGGTCAGCTGACCCGACGCGACACGTTGTTTCCTCTGCGCAAGCCCTTCCCGACCCGACCCTGTCCTGTGGTCAGTTCGGAGGAGATGCGGTCGTAGTTCTGCTGCATGCCGCGGCGCACGCTCTGTTCCACCATGGCCAGCGTCCGGGCATCCGGATCGCCGTTGATATGGATGGTCGGGGCATACACGTTGCCGCCACCGCCGGGACCGCCCGCTCGCGACGCCGCAATCCGGTCCAGCGTCGCGTCCATCTTTGCCGCAGTCCCGGCCGTCAGCACGCGCTCGCCCTTGTCCAGCAGCCAGGTCCCCTCTCTCGGCACGGAGTCGATGCCGTCGTGCGCCATACCGACCGCTCCGGCAGCTGCGACGGCTGCGACATACGGCGCCGTCGCGGACAGCGCCAGCTGTGCAGCTCCAGGTGCCATTGCCGGGCCGACGATGGGGATAGCCGCAGTCGAGGCGTATGCCGCCAAGGCTGCCTGCGCCGCGGTGGCGGCAGCATTGCCAACGAGGGTGTTCGCAGACGCTGACGACGTCGATTCACCTACCGCCAGCTGCACTGCCTTGTACACCAGCCACTGCGCAGCCATCTGCTCCAACGCGCCGATCACTGCGTTACCCATGTCCACAGCGACGTTCTTGAACGAGTCGCCCAGGGATTGGTTACCCCTGATCAGCTCGTCAATCTGCGTAGCGATGCTGCTGGTGGTGGTCGACAGCGTGGACTGCACCGCATCCTGGGCCTGTTGGTTGTAGTTGGTGGCATCGAACGCGTAGTTCTGCCACGCCACCTGTGCACCCAGTCGCCAATCCCCCAGCATCGCCAGCCGCTGCTCCTGGAATGCCCGCTCCTTCGCCAGCTCCTGATTGCGGAAGGCGTCGGCATTGGCCGCCAGCAGATCCCACGTCGCCTTGTCCTGGGCAACGTCTCGGCTTCCCAGCCGCTTCAGCTCATCTTGATACTCGCGTTGGATGTCCAGCTGCCGGCGCAGCATCGCCACTCCGTCGGATCCACCGCTCATGCCCAGCAGATCCAGCTCATTGGAGCGTTCTCGGTTGCTGCTGGCTTGAGCTAGGATCGCCTGCTGCCGGGCCAGCGCTTCGGCCGCCTCCTTCTCCTTCGTGTATGCGGCGGCCTTCTGGCCAGACGCCAGCAGTTCCTCCCTAGCAGCCACCAGCAGCGCCCGGGTGGACGCGGTCATGGTGTTCTTGCTCTTGGCCAGCACCTGCTCGATCGCCATGGCCTGGCGCTCGCTCTCGGTCACCTTTACGCCGGTCTCCACCAGCTGCTTGTTGGCCTCGATCTGGCGTTGGGCCGCTGCAAGCATGTTCTGCGCTGCGGAGTCGTCGCCGTTGCGCTTCCCCACGCCATCGCGGCGGTTGAATGACTTGTCAACGTCGGCCTGTGCCTTGGCGATCAGCCTCTGCATGGACCCGTCGAAGTGCCGGGCATCGTTGTCGGCCAGCTTGTTGTACTGGGCGATGATCTTCAGTCGAGCCGCTTCCTTGGCACTGGCACGGTCGAGGCCTGCCACCTGGGCATTGATGGCCTCGGCGGCGGCCTGCTCGGCAGTGGCCCGCTCCTGCGTCACCGCAGCGAGGTCACGCGCCGTCTGTGGATCCAGCGCTCCCCCTTCATCGATGGGCTTGGGCAGCGGCGGCAAGCCTCGCATGCCGGCAGCCAAGCCGTTCAGCGCATCGGTGATGGATGGCAGACCGAGATTCTTGACCAGCGTGCCACCGGCCAAGCCGAGGCCCAGCACGTCGCTCAGGCGGGGCAGTCGAGCCAAGACGCCCCATTCTCCAGCGAGCGCCACTACTGCATTGGTGAAGTTCCCAAGCGCGCCCCATGCGCCGCCGATATCGTCCTTGATGTCCCGCCAGCCCTTGGACATCGCCGGCATCACCGCCTCGGTGCGGCTGGCCACGTCGTCCAGGTGGGTGGCATAGATCCGGATCGCCTCGTTGGTGGCCTCCTGTGACCGTCCCTCATCCCGCAGCGTGGTAATGCGCTGCAGCTGCGCGGCGGTCAGGAATCGCTCTGCATCGTTGAGCTTTAGTAGGCCCTCCACCGGCTCCTTGGCAATCGAGTCGAATGCACTGACCGTCGCCGAGAGGGAGCGTCCGGCCGACGCTTCCATACGCGCAGCAGAGGCTGCCACCATTTCGAACTGCTCGCCCGCATACCGGCCAGCCTTTGCCGTCTCCGTCAGCGCCGCAACCGCACCGCCGCGAGACACGCCCTGCAGCTGGTCGATGCTGCTGGCCAGCTCCAGGAACCCGGCTGCACCAATGGATGTGGCCTGGCCGCTGAGGATCTGCGCCTTCTGAAAGTCGAACAGCTGGTCTTCCGCCTGCTTTGCCGCGAGGCCCAGCGCCGCAAGCGCCGCCGCGGTGATGGTCAACGGGTTGATGAGGCCCAGCACGTACCCGCCCACGGCGCGCGCGGCCGGCCCGATGCCACCGAACTGGTCCTTCAGCTGGCCGCCCTGCTGAATCGCCACCATCCACGCCGGCTGGCCGCTGATCAGGCTGGTGGTGATGTCGGTCACCTGCATGGGGATCATGCGCAGGTTGTTCTGCAGCTGCCGCGCGGACATGCCCATGCCGTTCTGCGCGCCGGTGGCATTGAGGATGGACGCGCGCGTGGCGTCGATGTTGTTCTGGTACTGCTGCCACACCTGGGGTTTGAGCAACCCCAGATCCCGTGCCCGCGCCAGCCGGTCCTGCTGGTCGGCCAACTTGTTCAGCGCTGCCACGGTCGGGTTGATCTGCCCGAGTAGCTGCTGCAGGTTCAGCTCATGCGCTTCCGTGGCAGTGGCCGCCTGCCGCGTGGCCATCGCAGCCCTCTGCTCAATCCGCTCCATCTCCTGTACGCGAGCGTTGATCTTGGCCTGCTCGTTGGCCCAGTAGGATGCTGTCTTGCTGGCAGCGCTCTGCGAACTCTCCAAACGGTCGGCTGCAGCGCCAGCCTTGTCGGCTGCAGCGGCGTTGTCGTCCAGGGCCTTGGTGCCTTCGACCAGGCCGCTACTGTCGATCTTGTAGCCCAACTCGGCGATGTCGGTCATTTCCTGCTCCTCGCTTCCTCGATGGCGCGCTGCTGGGCTGCCGCTTGGTCTTCCCGAACCGCGATGAGGTAGGCGTCGTCCATGGCCATAAGCATCTCCACCTCCTGCGGGAGCGGGTCGACCAGAAGCAGCCGGCACCACTCCCCAACGTCAGCAAAGGTCAATGCCTCCGGACCGCTCCTACGACGCGCCGAGAGCTGCCAGAACCACTCCCAGATATGTTCGCCCCTCTCCGGGACCCTCACCTCTGGGGATGGCTCTCCGAAACGCTCGTTGCGGGTCCGGCGGGTTTCCCCGTTGCTGTCCGGCACGTCGTACCGGACGGTAAGGCGGATCGCATCAGCCAGCTTCCTGGTCAGTTCCGCGAAAGAACTCGGCGCGCTCGCCCAGTGCCGCGTCTACCTGTTCGGCCACCCAGGGCAGCTCCTTGAACAAACTGCGCAATGTCTTCTCCTCGAAGGCAGGCTTCTCTCCATGGAAGTTGAGGTCGCCCTGCCACTCCCAGCCGCCCACCGAGGCCACCAGCATGTCGATGCGGCCGGCTTCCATCTTCTCAGCGGTCAGCTTGCCCCGGCCGAGCATGCGCTCGTTGGTCAGCTTGCGGGACGCGGCGCGCACCTGCGGGCTGCTGTCGGGGAGGATGGTCAGCACCAGGCCCACGGGGGCATCGGTAGCCGGATGCTTGATGTCGATCGTGCGCGCGGCGGCGACGATGGTGCTCAGGTCGGTCATGGGTCTCTCATCCTGGGGAAAAGAAAAGGCCCGCATTGCGCGGGCCTCGTAGGGTTTAGGTTTTCGGCACACCTCAGGGCGTGGCGACCTCGGCGACAGAGTGGCTTTCCACCACCCCGTCCCTCAGCACCACGCTGACGGACTTGCCCTGCGCGCGGCCGAATGCGTTGGCCTTTGCGTAGGTCCACACCATCATCCGGGTGCCATTGGAGTTGGTAACCGTGGAGTACGGACGCCCGAGTTGCGCCACCAGCTGCGCCTCTGTGGTCTGGCCGTCGGTGATGGCCGATATCGACTCATCGGTGATTTCCTTGCCCACCGTTACGCAGCCTGCGATGGCCAGCGCCAACGCCCCTGCCAGAATCCTCTTCATGGAAAGCTCCTTCGCCGAAAGGGGCGATGGTATCCCATGCGGTCTGGACCCCACCCGGGCGCCGGCATCTGGCCCGGATCGGTCAGGGCGTGACCGGCGCTGCCACGTCAATCGGCTGCTGGTTCAGCGCGATGGTGTAGGTGTTGAGGCGGAAGTCCTCATTGCGGCCACCCGGCTTGTTCGGGCCGGCCACCAGGCCACGCAGGAACTCAATGCTGCCGTCGGTGTGCTCGATCTTGAAGGCGTAGGCATCCGGGACGTCCGGTGCACCGGCAGCGCGCATGGCGACCTGGCCCGGATCAGCCAGATCTTCGGCCATCTCGACCTGCGGGTCACCTGCATTGGTGATGCCCTTGCCCTTCATCGAGACCAGGGTGTCCAGGGTGTCGTAGTTGACGATGTTGGTGCTGATGCCGCGCTCGCCGATGCTGCCGACCTTCTTCACCTGGACGTAGGTGAGGGCCTTGAACTCGGTTTCGGTGAGGTCTGCGTTCTGGGGGGTGACGCAGATGCTCAGCTTGCTGCCTGCGTTGGTCTTTGCTTCGGCCATGGCCGGTCTCCTGTGGGTGGGCAATAAAAAACCCGCCACGGGGCGGGGTCTGGTAAAACGCGGAAGGCCCGCTAGTGGGCGGGCCTGTCGTGCTCAGTCACTCATCTGAATTTCGCTAAGTCATGTATGACACGCCAGGCAGGAATGACCGCATCGTCGATGTAGAGCTCTTGGCCTCCGGTCTCAGGGTTGTATTCACTGTATCGATACCCCGAGAAAACAGTTGCTTTGGCCCGGTCAAACCTTGGCCGATCCCAACAGCGGAGCCGTTGCGAAAAGACATCGATCTCAGCATCAGTAGGCCGTTCACCCAAATGGTTGCCAGGATCTGCAACGTGCCTCGCTGCCCACCGCCGAATCGGCGCCGCAGCCTCATTAAATTCTCGCCGTTTGTCGCGCCCCAGAGCCAACCAATGGCCGAGCAGCAAACCCAAAAAGAAACTCAGCGCACTCCACGCAAATGGCGTCATCTCAGGCTACTTCGCACCAGGGCTCAGCTTCGCCGCAACCAGCTGCATTGCCTGCGGCCGGGTGAAGCCCGCCTCGACGTAGGCCAAGTACTCAGCGCGGACGAATCGCGCCTGCTCGGCGCAGAACTCGTCCAGCAGCTGCCGGTTCCGCTTCATGCGGGTGATGGCATCGCGCATGGCCTGCAGCTCACCCTCGTTGGGGATCTCGTTGCTGCTGACCAGGTGCAGGTTGGGCGGCTTGGGGCTCATGCCCGGAGTCTACCCCGAAACGAATCCCCGCCACTGGATGGTGACCGGGTGCATGACCCGCTCCGGGTCCTGGATGATGCTGGAGGTCCATGGCTTCCGGTACACCGACATCCCGGCGAAGGCCGTGCCCTTGCGGAAGGCCGCAATGATCTGATCCGTGACCGCGGTGCCGACCATGATCCCCTGCCCGGGCCGGTAGCACGCCGACAGCTGGCCGAACCCCTGCATCAGGAACGGGCCATCGTCCTCGATACCGTAGTTCTCGGTCCGATTCGGGAACCACTGCAGCTCCAACCAGCGGGCACCGTTGCCGGTGGGCGGCTTGAACCCCTGCCCCGGGTAGGAGCAGGCCAGGCCCTGCGCTGCAGCGAACTGCCCCACCAGCGTGGCGAATGCATCATAGATCGCGGTGTCGCTCATCCCATCCGTCCTTTCACGCTCGCCGTGACCTCGGCAACGATGAAGTCCCAGCGCTGAGCGGCCGCGCGCGCGAAGCCCTTGCCGGCCTGGGCATAGGTTCTGCCGAGGCTGTCTTCGCCGTAGAAGCCGTGCTCCATGCGCATCGCATACTTCGCTGTCCAGCCGGCCCACACGGTCTGCCCCAGCTCCATGGTGGCGAACACCAGTTCCGGGGCCTGCGCGCTATCCGATGGCATGCCCTCGACCGATGCGGCCGCAGAGTTGCGCAGGAAGCCGGTGTCGACCGGCATTTTTCCGCCCTGCCCCTCTGGCGTGCCGGCTTCCTCCATCAGCTTGGTGGCCGACTCGCGGAAGATCACGCCCTGCATGGCCTTGGCTTTCTCCGTGAAGGCCCGGACCTGGGCTCCGAATTTATTGGCCACGCTTCACCTCCGCCGCCATGTTCACGCGGTACTTCTTCATGCAGCGGCAGCCGATGATTTCCTCCGGCCCAGCACCGAGCGAGGTGTCGCCAGGAAACCTCATCAGCGCGCCGCTGGGCGTCTGGAACGGCTCTCCGAACTGGCGCACCTGGCCATTCATCGCCTGGTGGCTGTGGCGGGTCCTGTCGTCACCGGTGGCTGACCAGGTGCCCTCGACGTTCTCCGGCGCTAGGCGACCGCTCTCGATCTGCTGCCTGATAGCTTCCTCCCTTCCGGCGGCCATGGCCGTCAGCGACTCGGTGCGGGCGATCATCTCGCCGCGCAGCGCCAGGAGCCTGTCCGCGTAGCGCGCGGCGATCTTCTCCACGTCTGCCGGCGCCACTGGCTGGCCAGCCTTGATGGCCCGGCTCACGATTCCGTCCAGGCGCTTGTCGCGGCGCTTGCGGCCGAAGTACTCCGCCATCTGTGCCGGATCACCACTGGCCAGCTGCTGCCTGACGTTGGCCACAAACTGCGCCTGCTGCGCGGTGAGGCCGACAACCCCGCCACTACGGCGCCCGGTCTCACCCACGCGGCCGACCAGCTCCAGCGCCGTCTGGCGGGGGTTTGTGCCAGCGGCCATGCCACGGGTCAGTAGCTGCCGCACCAGCACCCTCTGATCCTCCACCACGCCTGTGATCAGGCGCGAGGAGTTTGCCTGCAGCCAGCTCTCCACGCCGCGGTTGCGCATGTCGAACCCGAACCGAAGTAGCGGCGTGTCGTTGGCCGGGTTGTACCGCCCGCGCACCTGCTGCCGAAGCGACAGGGTGGGCAGCTCCTTCATGCCAACTTCGGCGCCAGTTGCGAACGCCTGGCGCACCTGCTCGGCCAGTGGCGAGAAGCGCTCGCCGTCGAAGCCCAGTGCCTCCAGTACGGCGTCGACCTGCCCTGCCTGCAACAGGCTCGCCAGCAGGTCCAGCTGCACCTGCGATAGCACTCCGGCGATGGCCTGCTCGAACGCGCGGCGCACGGCCGGCTCCAGGCGTCGTGCCAGCAGTTCCAGCTCGCGGGGTGTGAAGTCGGCCATCAGCGTCGCGCGTGGAACTCGTAGAGCAGCACCTGCCCACCAGGGGACAGCGGCTGCAGGTCGATGAGGTGATACAGCTGGCCACCCAGAAGCAGCCGGTCGTCCTTGCCCGGCACGATGTCGACCACGGTGGAGATCAGCCCCAGCTTGTCGCCCTTCAACACCAGCGTGGTATCGCGGTCGGTGAGGCTGTATTCCAGCTCCACCACCGTGCAGTCATGCCGCGTTGGCGGACCCGGCTGCGGGTTGTGTGGCGGCCCGGTCGGTGCGCCGTCGCGCTCCAGCTGCGTGGCGTAGCCGAAGCGGGCGATCAGTCGCTCGGCCGTGGCCTGCATTCGGTTGTAGAAGGTGCTCACTCGCCTTCACCCATGGGAAAGACCTCCACGATCCCGCGGCGGGTTCGCTCGATGCATCGTTTACCGTGTTTGTGCAGGCGCGGGGGCCGGTCATGCATGCGGACGATGCCTCTGGCGGTATCCGCATAGACGACCCCGGAGACCTCGCGGCCATTCAGCAGCACTCGCCGACGACCACGGCCATCTCCTGGCATGTGCACACCCTTCAGCATGTCCATCAGACAACCCTCACCGCAGGGAACGTCGCCGGCGTCCGCAGTAACGGCGCCAGGATCTCGTCGATGGCCGGCACCACCGGCCTGTTGGGCACCTGGTCGGCGGCACTGGCATCGGCATAGGTGACCTCGATGGGGCCGACCTTCTCCTTGGTCACCGCCGCGCTTGCCACGTAGTCCGGCGACAGGCTGCCGGGGGTGACCAGCTCTCGCAGCGCGGCCTCGTAGGTTGCACGCTCGACTTCGTCGGGCACTTCATCCGGTTGGATGGGGTCTCCGTCGTAGTCGATCGCACCGGTGCGGGGCCATTCGTTCGGCTGGCCCCGCCCGGCGGTACGCACGCCAGGGAACATGGACGCCCAGCGGCCCGATGCGAGCAGCACCCGGTACCGGCCATCGATATAGTCCGTGGCGCGGACCAGTGCTCCGGTGCGGGCGTCATCCGTCCCGGCTGCCCAGGCGGCATTGCCGCGCGCCTGGTGGTAGCTGTTCGCGCCTTCCAGCGTGCCGTACATGGTCAGCCCTCCCCGCCAGCTTGGCCGCTGTCTGCCTTGGCCTTCTCGGCCTCAGCAATGGCAGCCAGCAACTTCGGAACTCCCCAGTTCAGGCCAACACCCGCGATCCCGAGCGCCTTGGCCCGGGACACCAGCTCTGGCTTTTCCACCACCACCGGCGGCGGCTCCTGCTCCTTGACTTCGGTCAGCTGGAGGTACCCCAGCGTCTTGTAGTGCGGCAACAGCTGCGGAGCGACGTCAAATACATCCTCCCCGCGCGCAGCCAGCCGCCCCATCTTGTTCCCCGCCAAGATGATCTTGTGGGGCGAGTTGGTCAGGTTCTTGATCCGGTGCATGAAGCGTCTCCTACCGGGGCCCCGCGAAGGGCCCCGGCCTTGTTGAAACGACAGCCCGATCAGGCTGCCGGCACCGGCGTGATGCCGTCCAGGTAGCGAATGCCCGGCTTCTTCACGTCGAGCTGGCCGATGCGGCCCATACCCGGAACGGTGAAGTTGAACGGACCGTCCTGCCACAGCGGCCAGAAGCGATACGGCATCGGCATCGGAAGCTCCAGCACGTCGCTGGTGTTGCGATACGCAACCAGGCGGCCGCCGCCGGCGACGCCGACGGTCGCTGCGCGGGACAGCACCGGCAGCTCACGCAGGGTCAGCGGACGGCCCGTGCGACGGGTGTAGGCATTCCGGGTCTGCACGTAGGAAGCGATGGTCTCGTTCGGCGCGGTAACGCCGTACGGGGTCTCTTCGATGTACTTCATCGCCAGCGGCGGCAGCAGCACAGTGTCCGCAAGCAGCGCGGTCAGGATGCCGTTTCCGGTATCCACCGGGCCGATAACGGCATTGTTGATGTCCGCCACAATTTCATCCGGCGTCTTGTTGCCGGTGCCGTCGTTGAGTACCCATGCCGTCTGCGGATTCGCGGTGCCGTTGCCGGCGGCCGCCACCGGGGTGACGGAGGCGTGGTTGATGAGGCCGGTCCAGCCCTTCAGCTCGGCGCCGATCAGCGCGCTTTCCCACACGAAGACTTCGGCAGCGAAGCGGGCCGCCTCGGCGCGGCGGGTGGTCAGCGGGAAGTTGGAGAACTGGGCCTTGCCGATTTCACCGATGTTCCACTGGTAACCCACCGAGTACTCGGCGAAGGTCTGGGTCACCATGTTCAGAGTGACATCGGCCAGCGGGACATCCTTGGCGTAGGTGGACTGCCACTTGGCCGCGCCGACCTTGTCGAGCACCAGGGTATCCATACCGGAGGCCCATTCCGGGATGTTGGTGTTGACCGGGATCAGGACGCCGTAGTCCATCTCCTGGTACTCGATCTCGTACACACGTGCGTTGAGCACGTGCGACTGCTGGCGCGCGAAGCCCAGCACCATTTCCTGATCGTGCATATCCATGTTTGGGGTCCTCTGTTACGCGCCGCCGGCAGCAGCCGGGGTTGCAGGGTTGCGGCGCAGGCGGATCTTCACCAGGCCATTGGCGGCGGCGGAGCTGTCGAACTCGGCGCCGGGGATCAGGGTCTTGCTGCTGTCGTTGGCGTATCCGCCGGCCGTGGCGTCCCAGTAAACCGGGCTACCCGCGCTACAGGTGCCGCTGGCGCGCGCCCAGATCACACCCTTCTCGCAGACGGGCAGATCGGAGCCAACCGGGTAGACCGCCGGCGTACCTACCGGGCCATCGATCAGGGTCTGGTCGGCCTCGGAGATGCCGAGGAAATTGCCAGTGGTGAGCGGCACGACCGCGTCATCGCCGGTACCGCGCTGGACGGGATGGGCGAAGCCGATACCGGCCGCCCCGGCGGTGCGGGTGATGGTGTTCCACTCTTCCATGTTGGCCCGACGGCCAACGGCACCCGGCAAGGGCTTGGCAGCCCATTCTTTCTGGATCATCGGCATGATCAGGATTCCTTCTGGCGGCTATAGCGGTTGATGGACTTCTCGTAGGCCGCGCTCTCCGCCGCGGCGGCGTCGTTGGCCGAGACGCGCGTGGCGCCATCACGCAGCACCTTGGCGACAGGGTCACTGGGCTTGGCGCTGTCGACCAAGATGTCGAAGCGGGCTTCGATGTAGGCGTCGGCCTTACCGGCCACGGCAGCGTCGCCGAGCTTGGCCACGACTGCGATCTTGCGGACTTCGGCGTCGGTCTTGCCGCTGTAGTCGGCGTCGTGCACGGCCTTGGCCTTCGCCACCAGGTCGCCGCGCTGCTGCACGCGCTGATCCAGATCGGCGTCGCTCAGCACCTTGGCCTTCAGGTCATCGCGCTCGGCCTCGATCTTGGCGATGGCCGCGTCCTTGGCCGCGATGGCGGCCTGATGGGCTGCGTCAGCGGTGCCGGCGGCAGTCTGCGCGTCCTTCAGCTGCTGCTGCAGCTTGCCAATGGCCTGGGCGCCGGCGTCGTTGGTGACGACGGACAGCCCATCGACCAAGATGGTCTTGTCGCTCATGGGGTGGTTCCTCGTAGATGGATTGTGGTCGTCGCCGTGCTGGTGCTGCTGACCACGCGCCCGGTCGACTAGCGCGAGTTCGTACTGCGTGAGCGGGGCCGGTCCCCATTGCGAATCACCCATGCGGGTGTTGCCGGCACGCGGGTTGTTGTCCGGGAGATAGGCCACGTGGTTAAAGCGCAACGGGCCGGCCTGCCGGTACTGGTACGGCGTGCCGTCGGGCGCCACGCCTTCATCGGCGACGATCTCCACCGAGTAGCCAGCGGACAGCGAGCGCGCGCCGGCGGCGACCTCTTTGGCAGATGTGGCGTCCATGATCGCCATGGGGGCAACCACGTGTTCGCCGTCACGCACCACACGGCCGCCCACCTGCCCGACCGTCAGCTCCTTCCAGTTGTCAGCGGTCACGCCCTTCGGCGGGTGGCCGCGCGTGACCGGGCGGCCGACCAGCGAGCGCATGCTGTCCTCATCGAACACCGTGGCCGGATCGCGGTAGACGCCGAATACCCGACCGGCGTCGTCACCGGTCAGGCCCAGCTCCCGGCCCAGGTACTGCTGCACGTTGCCCGCGCGGCTGACCTTGGCGTCGCCAATCAGGAAACCGTCGCGCGTGAAAGCGAGCCCGGACGCATCAAGCGCCAGGCTGTCGAAGATCTCCATGGTTCAGTCCTCGCGTACTTCTTCGAAGATTTCCGGGCCCAGCACGATGCGGCCGCGGTACGGCTCGACCTTGGACAGGTCGATGGTCGCCTTGGTCAGGCTGATGTGCGGCGTGTAGTCCGGGTAGTCGTGCGAGCCGCCGGCGCGGATGATGCTTTCGTGGCGCCAGCACAGCTGCGACGACGCGAACAGCAGCACCGCCGACATCCCGCCCAACGGCTCGACCGCGCGCGGCCCGCCCTCGGGGATGACCAGCTCATCTTTGCCGCCGTTGCTCCACTCGTTGGCGTTGCCGGCCTTGATCCAGTCGAAGGCCTGGCGCGAGTAAGCGACGGTGACATGCAGGTCGTCCTGCAGCTCTCCGATGCCCTGCTCCTTCGCCCAGGCCGCGATATCGTTGGCATTCACCACCTTGCGGCTGACGTACAGCGATCGCGGCTGAGCGTCAGTCACGGGCGTTGCGGCGGCGCGCTGCTCGTCGTCATCCTCACCGGTGGATTCCTGCGGGGTGGCTTTGCCGTACTCGAGCATCTCGGCTTCCAGACCCGGTGCGACGCCGGCCTCGGTCAGCATGTTCACTGCCACCGTGGACATCACCTCATCCGGCAGTAGCCGCGTCTCGGAAATTGTCTTGATGGTCTCGGCGGTGGTCTTGCCGATAGCTGCGCGCTCGGTGTCCGTGGTCTGCCACAGGCTCCGCCAGTTGTAGAACACCTCCGGCGGGCGGTTGCCCAGCGCGGATCGGATCAGGCACTCGTCCAGAACCTGCAGCGCCGGCTGCAGCACCAGCTCCTGATTGCTGCTGATCCGGTCGTAGTAGTTCCGCAGGTCACTCTCGCCGCTGGCGTTGAGGCCGCCCGGCGACTGGCCGAGAAGGCGGGTCATCGGGATGTCCGACGCGCCCGACACCAGCTGCATGAAGCCCATCAGCAGGTCCACCAGGCCGCCGAACTGAGCCTGCTTCTGTTCGTACTCCTCTTCCGCATCCAGCAGCAGCGCTCCGTTTACGCCCTTCGCCATCGCCGCGAGGGTGAGACGTTGCAGTACCTTCTGCTCATACTCCTGGTCGGCCAGGCTCGCCATGAAATTCGGGATCTTGATGACGTCGACCTTTGCCTCGAACACCAAGGAGGCGATGTTCGCAGCGCTGGCGTCGGCGTCCTTGATTGCCTTGCTGATCGCCAACAGCACCGAGTCGCCCCAGCCGTTGCCGGTGTCCAGTTCCGGATCTGGCCTCACCGCGCCCTGCAGAATCACCAGCCGCGAAGGATGGATCTGGAGCTGGCCAGCGGTGCCGCTGCTGAGGGTGTAGAAGGCCGGGCGCCCATAGCCAGGTGACTCGGGATCGCGATCCAACTCGCCAGCCTGCAGAACGCGCTTCGAAAGCACGTTCAGATGGCGGATACCGCCCTTGCCCAGGGACTCTGGCTTCAGCGGCTGCGTTGGATCGGCGTTGCCGGTGCCGATGTAGAGCGCGGCGCCGCCGGTGAGGCGCGCACGGATCAGGGCGTCTAGCAACTTCTGCTGCAGGCCCAGGCGCTTCTCTTCGGCTTCGATGGACGTGATCTGCTCCTGGTCTGCGCTCCAACCGCGCCACTTCCGGCAGCTGTCCATTGCCGGGATGTCGATCACCTTCCGCGCCAACCATGTGCCTCGGTAGGCGTTGTCTGCCTCCTGCTCCGACAGGGTCGGCAGGCCGTAGAACGTCGACGCCGCCTTGTCGCGCGGCGTCCCCAGGTTGGCAACCAGGTTGACCAGCCCGTCTTTGATTTGTGCGAGCTTGCCCATCAGAGCGCGTTCCCGAGGTTGTAGGTGCTGCCGGTGACCAGCTCAGCGAATGCGCCCGACAGCGCATCCACCTGATCGTCGTGCTTGGCATTGGGGAACTCGGCGATCTCATCCAAGAAAGCCGCGACCCACGGGCCGTTCACCAGCTTGATGTTCCCGGCTTCGGCCTGAGCCTCTACCGGAGTTGCCCGGACCTCCTTGGATCCGGATTCCAGCGCCGCCTTCACGTCCCAGCCGGCCAGCAGCTTGATCTGGTGCGCGGCGTTGCTCTTGCCGGCGGCGCCAGGGTCCTGCGGGATGCGGACCTTGATCGACTTGCCATCCTGCAGCGCGGTGTTCTTCAGCATCGTCTCCACGCCGGCTGGCGACTTCTGGTCGCGCACGATGTCGAGGATGTAGTAGACGCCGCCGACCTCGCCCAAAAGCAGCCCCACGGTGTAGTCCGGGTCGCCCTTGGTCTTCTGCTGCTTCGGATCCGTCGCAGCGAAGTCCCAACGCCTGACCTTGCGTGCCGCCAAAATGGCCGGCGCGGCTTCCACCACCTCGAACCATTCCCTTCGGAACTTGCCACCATCGCGCGGGGTTGGCCGTTGCTGCTGCTGGCCGGCCACCGCGTAGCTGCCCAGTATCTTCTTGTCGCGCTCCACGACGGCGCGCGGGAAGCGCTCGGGGAACAGCAGCTCGCCGTCTTCGGTGCGCGGATCCTCGAATCCGATGGAGGTGCGGCACCGCCGCTCCGGCTCGAACTCCATCGGCAGCATCAGGTGCTCGTAGCCCAGCCCCAAGTCCAGAATCTGGCCCGAGACGTCCTTCTCATGCAGGCGCTGCATGATGACCACGATGGCTGACGTGGCCGGGTTGTTCAGTCGGGTCGGCACCGACTCGCGGAAGATGCGGGTTGTCGTCGCGCGCTCAGCCGGGCTTTCTGCCGTCTCGGTGGAGTGCGGGTCATCGATGATCACCCGGTCACCGCGGCCGCCGGTCAGGCTGGCAAAGGCCATGCCCTCACGATTGCCCATCTTCGAGTTGGCGAAGGACATCTCGCCCGACCGGTTCAGCTCTATCTCCGGCCAGAGACTGCGGAACCACTCCGACTGCACCAGATCGCGCATGCGCCGGCTGTCGCGCTTGACGAACTTCTCTGCATAGGACGTCGTCAGGTAGCGCATCGACGGCAGACCGCGCGGCCCCCATTCCCATGCCGGCCAGAACACGCTGGCCACCAGCGACTTCATCGTGCCCGGCGGAATGTTGATCAGCAGCCGGGTGATCTGCCCATCTGTGATGGCCTCCAGGTGCTGGCACAGGACGTCGATGTGCCAGCCATGCACGTAGGGCTGCGCCGGCTCCAGAACTGGCCAGGCCTCACGGATGAAGCCAGCCAGGGTGGTGCAGCGCTGCCGGATCGCCTCGCCGTCACGCGCAAGGCGCTCGCGCTCGGCGTCAGCCGCCCTCCTCGCCCGCTCCGCCCGGATCTCCGCCAGCGTCGGCAAGCGGACCGAGGATCTGTTCAAGGCGGTCAAGGTCATCGTCTGAGAGGTTCTTCAGGTCGTAGGTGCCCACCGCGCCGCTGTGCTTGTGCTTCTCCACCAGCAGGCCGGCCAGCTTCCCCTTGCCCATCGTGGCGGTGACCGCAGCGCTGGCCTGTTTCTCCTTCAGCGCCAGCTTCCGGGCCTGCTCCAGCTCGGCCATCAGGCTGTCGACGGTCACCTCGGCCTTCTTGGCCACCTTCTTCTGGCCGGTGCGCACCGCCGCCAACACGCGCGGATCCGTCAGCAACCGTGAGCCCTGCTGCTTGGCTGTCTTGTCGCTGTACCCCGCGCGGATGGCCGCTTGGGTACCGTTGTGGTCCTGCAGGTATTCCTGGACAAACCGCTGCTGCTTGGGGGTGAGGCCGCCAGCCTTTCGAACGGAAGTATTCTTCGCGCCCATAGTTCAGCCCCCTGGCGCTCTCCGGGGCGGAAAATCCATCACCACCCACACCATCGCCAGCAACGCCATACCGATACAGATAAGAGCGCCGGGGAAACTGTAATCAACTACCCAGAGGCCGAATACGATCAGCACCAGGGCAATTGCCCAAGAAGTCCACGCGTAACGGGTCATGGGTTAACTCCTTCACGATCTGCTTCGATCACGGCTTGGCCGGCGCGGACGTGGTTGTCGGCGTCGCGGCCGATTTGAACAGCAGCTCCCGCAACCTCTGCTCGTAGTTCGGCGTGCGCATCACGTTCGACGGCGCCGGCGACGGCTTGGGACAGGAGGCTCGTGCTGCAGGTGGCGAGGTCGTCGCGCAGCTGGAGACGCCCAGCGCGCAGGTCAGCCACAACAGCAGCAGGGACGGTCGCGGCCGCAGTGCGTTCTTCTTCATGCTTGGCTCCGATGGTGGCCAGCGCCTCGGCCTGGCTGTGCTCGACGGCACGGGTCTCGGTGAGCTGCTGGACTTGCCCGGCGCTGGTGCTGGCCTGCTGCCGAGCTTCCCCGATTTCGGCCCGTTCACCGCGCCAGGCCAAGCCGGCACCGAACATGCCAGCGGACCAGGCGACGAATGCCAGCAGGCAGATGGCGATTCGGTTCATGTCAGGCCCCCGGACCCTTGCGGGTCATACCGAAGAAGTAGCCGATCACCATGCCGGTGGCATTGTTCAGGCCGCCGATCAGCATGCCGAACGAGTCCTTGTTCTCCGGCGGGATGGCCACCGCGATCAGGGCGGCCATGGCCATCCCCAGCAGGAACAGCACCAGCACGGCGATGCCGACGCGCGCGGCGCCGATGTTGCGGGTCGCGAAGGTCATGCGGCACCTGCCAATGAATGGATTTCCTCCAGCGCCCAGTGATAGAGCGGCTGGTCGATGATGGTCACGCGCGTGAGCCGCTTGCCCCGGACTTCCTTGATGGCCACCTGGGTGGACTGCTGGACCGCCAGCAGCACGAACGCGATTCGCTGCTTCGTCGGGTCAGGCTCCTGCAGGACGGCGAGCGCGTCGCTGACCATCTCGCGGATGGCCAGCAGCAGCTCGGCCGTGGGGTTCTTGGCCTTCTGGTTCTCCAGCACCACCAGCACACCTTGCAGCTGGCTGACCGGAGAGAGCCTGGCCTTCTTCTTGGCCGCCGGCATCAGTTGTCCCGGGCGGCGTACCGCAGGTTGCCGGCAACGCGCCGGGTCCAGCCCCGCCCGAAGGCATCGAATGTGCCGAGCTTGGCGTAGAACTCCAGGCGCTCAGCATTGAACAACAACACCAGGTCGGCCGGATCAGCCCGCGCCACCGCGGCCATCGTCTGGGGGCCGATGATCCCGTCGTCAGCCACGCCGGCGGCGCGCTGCAGCCAGCGCACTGCATTGCCGATCCCGTGGTTCACGGCAGCGTCCAGAGCCTGGAAGGCAAAGGCCTTAGGCAGTTGATCGCCATTCACCCTGGCCCAGAAGTCCCGGCGGTAGATCTCCACCGCGTCCTGGCGGGTCAGCGCCCGGATGTTGAGCTGCGGATACGAGCGCTTGCTGATGCCCCACTGGGTTTCGCCGCCCGGGTCGCGCGCGTTGTTCACGTAGCCGCCCTCATGGGCCAGCACCCGGTCGATGATCTGGTCGAACTGGCTCATAGGGTGTTCCTGCATAGGTGCCCGCCCCGCAACCGGCTGGGGCGCGAGGATGTGGTTGGTCCGGGGGGCTGCGGGCGTAGAGGGCCGATCACCACCGCTGCCTAGGCGCTGCCCGGCCTCCAAGGGCCGTGCGCAGACCGCCCGCCTGCGTTGACGCCAGCCCCAATCGCCTCACGGCGAGCGGAGGGGGTTTCGGCGCGGTGGTTGATCGGTGTTCTGGGTCCCGGAAACGCAGAAGCCCCAGCGCAGGGCCGGGGCTTCAGGGACAATTCTTGACAGTTGCAGAATTCGACCATTTGCTGCCGTCACTGTCAAGCGGCTTCAGCCCACCTCATCCCTCGAAGCAGATCCATCGCCCTCGACAGCTCGTATCGGTACTGGCGCGCAGTCAGAACGACAGGGTCGCCCTGTTGTCGCACAACTGGCTCAATCCCAAGACGCTGCGCCATCTCCTTCTCGAACAGCTCGCATGCCATCCGAGCCTTGATCGCCTGGCTCACTGAGTTGGTGAACTCCACCCTGACGATGATCGACCTCAGGAGGCTCTGCCGCTGAAGCGAGGAGAGCGCACGATCCACCCAGCGCAGCTCATCGGGGACACCGACATCCACCGCGATCTCGGGATTGTCGTGGGGGCGGTCTGCGTCGTTGGCTGCCCGGATCGGATCCGCTGCCCACAGAGGAACGATGCGCAGGCCTTTGACGCCGCTCCCGGCGGCCATCAGGCGTCGGCGGTCGGCACCGTCTCGCGCAACTAGATCTCGCATCGCACGCTCGGGGGTCTTCGGTGCCATGTCCCGCGCCCGCTCCAGCACATGCGCGCTGCGGTCGGCGCGGCTCAGGGCAAACCGATTCACCTGGGCATGTCCCCAGCGGCGCAGTTCTTCGGTCAGCGGATCAGTGTTGCGCATCGCGCATGCCCTCCAGTACGGCGTCATCGAATCGGAACGTCGGCAGCTTGCCGTCGGTGTCGCAGGTGCCAGCCCGGTCGGGCCAGCCCTTGCAGTGGAAGCCCGCCGCGCCGGCGGCGCGGAAATGGCAGACCGAGCAACGGCCGTGTTTCCGCAGGTGTGACCGGTAGCGCTTCTGCATGCGCAGTTCGGCCGGCGTCACAGGCCCTCCTCCTTGCGGATGCGATCAGCCAGGTCCATGACCTTCCAATCGGAAACCCCGCTGGGGATCGTGACCATCTTCTGGCAGCTGGTGCACTTCACCTTCGTGCGGCCCTCCAGCAGGCGGACATGGGCCGAGAGGAGAGACCAGCGTTGGATGAGGCCGCTGTCCTCGCGGGCCAACTGCGCCAAAGCCCAAACAGGATTGAGCTTCTCGCCGCAGTCCCGGCAGGTCACTTCCGATGCGCGCTCATCAATCAGGAAGTGACTGTGCTGGCAGCCGCCGTAGCGGTTAACGATGGTCAGCTCACCCGTCGGGGCGTTCTTCGGCTTGACCGGCAGCAGCACGACATTGTCGTCACTCATGCAGCCGCTCCCATGGCCAGCTGGTGTTCGGCCCACAGGGCGATCAACAGCGCGTCGGCCCGGCCGTTGTGCTTCTTCAGGTTCAGCAGATGGGCGGCCGCCGGGAAACGCTGGATGGCCAGCAGACGGGCGGCATCCTTGTCCTGACCGATCAGCCCGAAGCGCCGCTTCCAGCTCGCCGGCTCCGCGCGTAGGTAGGGAATCCCCAGCAATTCGAATGCCGCCTTGGCCTTGCCGTAGTGGTCGCCGAAGTTGAAGGACGACTGAGGGCCGGCCCGACGCTCCTCCTTTCCGTCGGCGCCGCGTTTCGGGGGCATCGCCCTCACGCGTTCGATGACGCCGGACAAGGTTGCGCCCGGGTTCATTTCCTTCGCCGCGCGGATGAAAAGCGCGATGCCGCGGGCGTCGACCTCCTCGTTCTCGCCGACGGTCAGCAGCGGCATGTCGATCACCGGACCGGGCGCGCCGTCCACCAGCGCGGCGATGGCGCCGGTCCGGCCGGGGTCGATGCTGATTATCAGGCGGCGGGTCGCCATGAGGTCTTCTCCAGGTGCTGTTCGATCAGGGTGTTCTGCAGGTCCAGCAGGTAGTCGTCGGTGCCGATCTCCTGCCGGAACCGGCGCGGTTCGCGGGCATAGCTGGGGCCATATCGGTCAGCGCAGGCCGAATGGCTGAGGCCGGCCATCGGCTCACCGACGTGGTGCCATGGGCACAGGCCGATGGTGAAGTCGTGGCCCCGCCGCCTCTGCCCGTGTTTGCCGCCGACCAGCAGGTGATGCACCTGGCAAGGCATGAAGCCGTGGCCGAGCGCGTCGCAGACGATGCAGCCAATCTCGGTGATGGCATCCATCCGCTGCTGCTGAGCAATGGTCGGGTTGCCCGTTGAGCGTCCGCGCTTCACAACTGCACCTCTCTGTCATCGCCAAAGAATTGGCCCAGTTGCGCGTACAGTTCCGCAGCCTGCTCGTGGGTCATGTCGATGCACAGGCCGCAACCGGCGATCTGCATGTCGAAGGCAATAGGATTCACGACGGACAGCTCCCCGTCCTCGCCGCTGATGTCGATATGCACGTCAGCCAAGGGGCACCTCCGGGCGAGCGGCGACCATGGCGGAATATCGCTCGTGAAAATCCGCAATCCTGATGCCAGTCCGCAGGTACGCGTGGGGCATTTTGATGCTCTCCACTGCGTCCTTCATGGCGTCGGTGGGCCGGACCGGAACCAGCACGTAGCCCTGTGGCGGCGCGAGGACAGCGATGGCAGCGCGCGCCAGATCCATCCAGCCTTCAACCTCGATGGGCGAGCAGTCCTCCCACGTCCAACCCGATTGCGCCTGCTCCGCAGCCTGCATGGCCTTCGCCACGCGCTCGACCGTTTCGAGGTCACGCGCGGAAGGGTCGGCTGTAGCCAGGCCGTCACCTTCCGGGCGTACATCGGATCCATGCTCCAGTGCATTCCCTGCCACAGCGTCTTTACCGGGTTCGGCCAGGTCGAGCCCAACATCGACAGCTTCGGGCTGCACTTCATGTGCCCCAGGTGCGGAAGACGTAACGACCTGCAGGTCGTCGGCAGGGATGAGTGTGGGTCGCTGATCGAGCAGTGCGAGCCGAAGCCGCGCACCGGCCGCGGCGACGGCATCCCGCGACGCCGCTGACTCGCAGCGGATGGTCACAGCAGGATCGCCGATGGTTGCGTTGTAGAGGCCTCGGGCTGCCTCGAACAGCTCCCGCGCCCGCTTCTCGATTTCGTTCATGCCGCCCTCTCCTGCTGCCGGCCGTTGACCATCCGCCAGTAGTCCGCGCGCACGTCCTCCAGCATGACGTGTGCGTAGTGGTCACCGATCCAGGCGGTGATGCCCTTGAAGAAGTACGCGAAGTCCTCCTCCTCCATCGAATCGAACGCCAGGGACTGCGCCACCTTCACCGGGATGGTGCGGATCTCCGGCAGCACCCCCGACAGCACCTTTCGCGCGCCCGCGCCCAGCACCGTCTCTGCGGCATCCAGCAGTGCCTTCACCACCGGGCTGGCGTCCATCTCTACCATCTCGCAGCAGATGCCCGACTCCAGCTGCACCTGCTTCAGCGCGGCATGCGCGTCCAGGTCACGGAACGCCTCGACGTTGTCGACCAGCAGGTGCCCGATGACATGGGCCAGCCGATGGAACGCGGCATTGCGCGAGGCCTTGATCTCGAGCCGGTACTCATGGCCGACGCGGTAGCCGCGGTCCTTGGCCAGCCTGCGATCGATGGCGTTGCTTGGGGCGAACGCACCAATCTCCTCGCCCGTGGCCGGATCGACCAGGCGCAGGCAGATGGCGTAGATGGGCCGGCTGGCCCGCTTCGCGCGGATCTTCCGCGCTGCTGGTGTCATCGCGGTCATGCGTCGTCTCCTGCGGCCATGTCGCGGCGGCTGCGCCGGCGTCGGCCAGAAGCCGGCACGTCGAAGTCGTCATCGCTACCGCCGACGGTGGATGTGCCCTTCAGGCTGTAGTTCGGCCGGGGACCGGTGTAGTCATCGAACGCACTGCACTGCAGCCGATGCTGCAGGTAGCAGGTGCCGGTTTCACCTTGGCGGTTCTTCGCCACGATCAGCTCGGAGATGCCCGGCGCGCCGCAGGCCTCCTTGCTGTAGTAGTCGTCCCGGTACAGGAAGGCGATCACGTCGGCGTCCTGCTCGATGGCGCCCGACTCGCGCAGGTCGGCCATGCCGGGGCGCTTGTCGGTCTTGTTTTCAACGCCGCGGTTGAGCTGAGACAGCGCCATCACCGGACAGTTCAGCTCCTTGGCCAGCCCCTTCAGGCGGCGGGAGATGTAGGTCACCTCGTCGTTCCGGTTCTCCGACTTGGCCTTGCCGGTCAGCAGCTGCAGGTAGTCCACGACGATCAGGCCCAAGCCGCCCGGCACCTTGGCGTGCATGCGCGAGGCTCGCGCCGCCAGGGCGTCGACCGACAGCGCGCCGCAATCATCGATCGCCAGCGGCAGCGACTGGATGTAGTTCCGGGCCTGCGAGAGCCGCGCCCATTCGTCGTTGTTCAGCGCACCCTTCTCGCGCATGCGGTTGAGGTCGACGCCGGCGTGCGCCGCCATGAGGCGCAGGCTCCACTGGGAAGCGGACATCTCCAGGCTGAAGGCCGCGACGTTCCTGCCGCCGGCAGCAGCATCCTCTGCCCAGTTCAGGGCATGGGCTGTCTTGCCCATCGATGGGCGCGCGCCCAGCACCATCAGGTCGGTAGGCTCCAGATACGGGATCTTCCGGCGCACGCTGCTCCACTTCGGGACCAGGCCCTGCGTGCCCTCCCCGTGGAAGCGGGCCTCCATTTCGTCCCAGGCTTTCTGGACGCCGCTGCGCACCATCACCAGCCCGCCGCTGCCGCTCGACTTCACGGTCAGGCTGGCCAGCTTCGTCGCCGAGGCAGATACGACCTCCTCCGCTTCGTCGTCGCTGGCGCCGTAGGCGCTGTCGGCGATGTCCGTGGTGGTCTCGATCAGCTGACGCAGCAGCGCCTTGTTGCGCACGATCTCGCCATAGGCGCGGACGTTGGCCGCCGAGGGCGTGCTGCCGGCCAGGTCGTAGACGGTGGCCACCAACTCCTGCGCGCCGATCTCGACGTTGGCCGTGATCCAGTCGCCCACGGTCACCACGTCGACCTCTCGCTTCAGGTCAGCCACGCCGCAGATGCCTTGGTAGATCAGCTGGTGCTCGCGGCGGTAGAAGTCCTCCGGGGCCAGCTGGTCGCGGATCTGGGCAAGCGACTCGCCGACCAGCAGCAGCGCACCGAGGACCGACTGCTCGGCCGGCACGGAATGCGGCGGCACGCGCAGATGGGCGACGTTGTCCAGGTAGTCAGGCACTGCGCTCACGCCGCCTGCTCCTGCTGGCCCTGCTGCTCCAGGCGGTCCCGCTCGCGCTCGGCGTCACGCTCCCGGCGCACCTGCACGCCAGCCGTCGTCAGCTCGCAGCCGCCGGAAGGCGGGCACCACCAGAGCTTGAACCAGTTCCGGCGCACGGCATCGCGGAAGTGGGCACGCCAGTCCTTCTGCAGCTTGCCGCTGTCCCGGTGCTTGATGGCGAACTCGCGCCAGGCCAGCGCCACGAACTCGCGCGGAATGCCAGCGTCCTCGGCGAAGTCGAAGATCGGGTCATCGGTGCGGATGGGGCGCTCGCCGGCTGCGCGGCAGGCGTCGATGAAGGCGGTGAAGGTGATCTTCTCCCGCTTCGGGCGTTCTGGCTTGGCAGGTTTCCCCGAATCGGATTTGCCGCCTTCCGCCCCCCGGGCGTCAGCCTGGGGGGTATGGGGGGTGTTTTCTTGATCCTGTTCTTGATCCTGCTCCTGTTCTTGGCTTGGGAGGGGCTTCCTACCCCCTTCAACACCCCTTCGATTGGTCAGGTTGAACGCGCTGCTGTAGCGGTCGAAGAAACGGCTCAGGAACGGGTTCGTGGCAATGCTGTCGTAGTCCCTCTGGATGCCGACACAACGGTTATCGGAAGCCTTCAATGCCTCGGCGATCTGGTACTTGGCCATCTCCATCACCCAAACCATTTCCGACTCTTCGTCATAGACGCAGAAGCCGCTATCAATGCAGTCGGCAAGCCCCTTCCTAACCCCTTCCAAGCCCAGACCGGTTTCGTGCGCCATGAACAGGATCGGCTGGTAGTACAGACCCAGCATGTTTGAGCCCGGCGCGGACATCAGGTAGAGAGCAACCACAAGCCCCTCCGGGCCCTTCTTGCGAAGCGCCTTGCAGGTGTCGCCTGTCCAGAACTTCGGCACGACCTTGGCATAGTCACGCATGGCGCTCGCCCTCGCTCACGCAGGCAGGCGCACTGCGCTCAAAGAAGAACAGGTGCCTCTCCGAGGTCCGCTGTGGAAACCAATTCTGATTGTTCAACCAGATCAGTTGAGCTGTGGAGAAGCCAAGTTCCGGCAGTTCCGAACGCAGGCCCTGAACCATGCATGCCTGCCGGTAGTCCTCAAGCGACTTCTTGCCCTTCGAGCCATTGCAGCTGGCGCACGCGATTCGGTAGTTGGTGAAACAGTCTGGTCCCAGGGCATCGACGTGGTCGATTTGCGCTGCTGCATCTTTGATCTGCACCCCGCAGTACTCGCAGCGACCGCCAGAACGTTCGAGTAGAAGCTTCTTCACGGCGCGCTTGTAGTCGCGGACCCGATCCCCTCTCATACCCCACCCCGCTCTGCCGCAGCCTCAGCGTGCTGGCTGACCTGCACCAGCGCAGCAATTACCCGCATGACATCGCGGGAGACCTGATCCGACTCGTTGCCGGTGATGCGGTTGTCGGCCATAGCCTGGGCGATGGTCTCTGCCAGATCGCCCTTGGCTGCCGCGGCGGCCAGCATCGCGCTGATGATCGACCCTGCCTCGGGTGCCTTGACCGGCTGTGCCATGAATCCATGGGTGGCCGCCAAGGCATGGAGGATCCGGTAGTCGCCGGTCAGCCCCATCAGCCGATCAGCTTCGGCCAGCGTAAGGTGGTGAGACGTCGTGTTCGGGTTGACCTTGCTGTTCAGCACGGCCTCGGACATGGGCACACGCTCACCGTCCTTGTTGAGGCGGGTCAGTCGCTCAGCGAGGGGACCAGCACCGCCCGGGTAGTCGTGGACGGTGTCATAGGCAGCATCAAGTACGTTCATGGGCGGATTCTCTAAACGTGGTTTGGCGGACGTCTGCGGCGCACCATCAGCGCCATGGAAAACATCACGTCACGGATGGGGGGAGTCCCCCTCCTTGCGGTAGGCTGCGGTCACCACACGCACAGCCAAAGCCCACAAGGAGGGCGACATGGAAGAGAAACAAGCAGACACCGAAAGCGAACTCGGATCTTTCATCGGGGGGAACATCGCGGGCTCGGCATTCGCCTTGGTCGCGCTGATCGAAGCACTCGCGGAGCAGCCTGGAATCGACGCAGAGTCGCTGGTCAAGGACTTCATGGAGCGCCTTCCGGCTCGGGGGTCTGCATCGCCTGGGGCGGAGCTGATCTACGACTCAATCGAAGGCTTGCTGCGGAGCGACAGCGAACCGGAAGAAGCTCCGCCGCCGCAGACCGCCTGACCTCTGCGACCTGGCTGTCCCTCGGTCCTGCGCAGTGCCGGGACCGAGCTTCATCCCTGCCCGGTTTCAGCAGCCAGTTGCGGACCCACAGCCTGGGATTCCAACGGTCAGGCAGCATGGGGCGCCTCCTGCTGGTCGTCGTTGGCGGCTGGGGGCCAGATGTCCGGCCGGAGCTCTGTGAGCGACACAGCCCCGTCGCTGTGGACGTGCAACTGGCGAACCAGCCCACCATCGAAGCGCTGGCCTTTGCTCAGGGCTTTCCGCAAGTAGCCAATGGAGGTTCCGGCGCGCTTGGCGTACTCCGCCTGGTCAGCCGGGCTCAACGTCGAGAGGTAGGTGCGAAGGGTGTCCATGTCGCGAACAATACCCGCAGGTAAGCAATGAATCAATACCCGCAGGCAATTTACTCGCAGGTAAGGACTCCGTGGAATACCTGCATGGATAAGTTCGAACAACGACGCTTGGCACTTCGAAGCTTGGCAGACGACTTAGGACGTGGCGGCCTAGCCAAGATCGGAGCCAAGATCGGCAAAGACGCCAGCTATGTATCGCGCATGCTGTACGAACCAGGCAAGGCTGGTCGCAAGAACATCGGTGAGGACACTCTCGCTTCCCTCGCCCAGGCGTTCCCTGACCGTTTCCCATCCTCCCCCGTTGCTCAGGTCTTAGAGACTGAGACACGCCCAGGCTACGTTCGCTTCCATCTGTTCGAAGGAGCGGCTGGCATGGGAGCTGGTGTTATCAATCAGGATTTCCCTGAGGTGATGCAGGTCATGGAAGTTGCTGAGTGGGAGGTGCGCAGGAAGCTCGGCTTCCTACCGCGACCTGGGCGAATCCAGATCATCACCGGACGCGGCCCTTCCATGCGCCCGAAGATTGAGGACGGCGATATCGTTTGGATCGACACGTCGATCGACTACTTCGATGGAGACGACTACTACTTGATCAGCTACGACGGCGAAACACAGATCAAGATGCTGCAGAAGCGCGTAGACGGCATGTACGTAGTAAGCGCGAATCCTGAGTTCAAGGAGTGGCGCTGTGACCCATCTGATCTGCTCGTGCGCGGGAAGGCGCTGGTACACGCCGGATTCCGTCGATTCTGACTCGAAAGCTGGAGGTGGATGAATGAAATGGAGTTCCGTAGTTGCGGCCTGTCTGGTTCTCTCTGCTTGTAGTGGCTCCGAGACCGGAACGGAATCTCTGCCACAGCCTATAGAGCAACAAACGTTCTTGGGCTTAGAGATCGGGGGTAGGAACGAGATCGTTGAATGCACAAAGTACAGCGAAGATGGCGACTACAAGGTCCCAAGCCTTCAGGAAGTCACACCTTGCCTGACGCACCACTCAAGCACGGTAGTGGCTGTCGATGGTGTGGCCATTGCTGCAAAACCAGATGAACCCGAACAAGTTGGTGTTCTGTTCAAGACTGCTCAGGTGCCAGCAGGAATGCGAACAACAGCAAGAGGCACCGTTCAAGCTGGCCTACTTGCACAGATTACGATCAGCACCGACGACAATGTCTCATCAGATGAGATGGACGAAGTGCTGAGAATGCTTGTTGAAAAGTATGGCCCTCCTGCCGGTCGCGAGCGTTCCGGCACCGTTGTCTGGCGCCTACCTGGGATGACGGTGATCAGCTACCCCTCAGACCGTGGCTACCCTGCAGAAATCACTGCAGCTTCCAATTCCTACCTACGTTGGCAGCGGCTAAGGCACGAGCAAGACAGCGCCAAGTCCTTCTGATGTGAAGAAAGCCCAAAGCCCCGAAAGGGGCTTTTTTGTGGGTCGGGCCGGTCACAGGCCCGCCAATGGAAAGAGTTACGAAAAATACTTACCCATGGGTATTGACATTAAAAATACCCACAGGTAACGTTCGTTCCGTCGCCCAGCACCGTGCTGGACCGCCGGAGCCCGAGATGGACCACACCGCCCACAACACAGCCGTCCGCGACCTCCATCCCGAGGCGGACGTTCGCCGCCAGCGCCGGAACATCCCGGTCGTCATCGGCAACCTGAAGAACTCGGGCCTGAACATGCCCGGCGTCGATACCGCGTACCGCGCGGCCCTGTTCGCTGGTGCCACCGATGAGATGGCCTGGGAAGCGGCCCGCCGCCACGAACTGGCCATGATCGGCTTCCCCGATGAGATCTCCGACGCCGGGCTTGACCTGAGCAAGGCTCAGGCGATGCGCAAGCGCCGCCAGGCGCTGATCGATACCTGCCGCGCCCTGCCCAACCCGTTCGCCCCGGGCGCCGACGTGCAGGTGGCCGCATGAGCCGCCAGATCATGCCGTTCGGCCTGCGTATGCCCGATCACCTTCGCGCGGCGCTGGAGTCTTCGGCCAAAGAGGCGGGGCGCTCGCTGAACACCGAGATTGTGCGCCGCCTTCTCCAGACGTTTGAGGAAACCGACATGCCTGCTGGTGAAGAAGAAGGGTTAGCTCAGTTCAAGATCCGCCTCCCGAGCGACCTTCTCAAAGCCATCAAGGTCATTGCGAAGAGCAACAAGCGTTCGGTCGGCGCACAGATCGAACTGATCCTCAACGAGTTCGTTGCCACCTATCAGGAGGATTCCGAATGAACACCAACGTTCGCCAGATCCGCGAGTTCCAAGCCGTGCGCGATGCGATCGCCAGCACCGGCCTCAGCCCGGCGCCGCTGTTCCAGCGCCTCAATGCCGAGCAGCGCCGGGGCTATCGCGGCCTGTCAGTGGTCAACAACGCGCTGCAGCTGCACCGCCAGTTCCAGGACGAGTTCAGCAACCAGCCCGACCCGGAGGCCGCATGAGCTTCGAACAGGCCATCCGGAAGGAGACGGTGCGCATGTCGCTGGAGTTCATTGCCTACGGCGCGCTGATCGGCTTCATCGTAGGTGCAACCGCAGTGCTGATCTTCCAGGACATGTTGCAGGCGGTAATGTCGTGAGCCGCCGCCTGACCTACATCCTCGCGCCGCTGGCGATGTGGGCGCTGATCTGCGGCTTTGCAGCGGCCGGCGTCCTGCTCGCTGTTGTGCACGGCAACTACCTGTCGCTGCTGATGGCCCGCGCCGTCCTGGTCGCTGCCGTCTATCAGACCGCTCTGGAATGGTTCCGTGCCGAGAAGGCGCTGGCCGAACGCCGCAGCAGCATCCAGTCCCTGACCTCCGCCATGCCGGTACCGGCGGAAGACCTGCAGTAACCCACTGCCGGCCCGGCCGGCTCAACCGACGAGGTCCACATGTTCCACCTGAAGAACAACCCGGCGGCCGTCTCCAACGTGAACCTGCGCATCGAGAAGCACGGCGATGAGCGGCACCTGGCGGTCGATCTGTCCATCACCACCAGCACCAGCAACCTGGTGCTGGACCACTTCGACAAGGAACTGCGCAAGGCCCTGTTTCGCAAGCCGGGCAAGGGAGAGCAGCAGTCGCTGCCGACCATTGGCGACCACCTGACCGAGATCAAGATCCCGAGCCTGGAGCCCATCAAGGTGGGCCACGAATTCAAGGGCTTCGAGCTGCAGATCGACGGTGAGCTCGACAACACGCAACCGATCTTCCTGGTGGACGTGAAGCTCAAGAAGTTCGTCATCGCCCCGAAGGAAGGCGGCAGCGTCGAGCTGACGTTCAAGGCCTCGACCAGCGTCACCCCCGACGAGGTGGCCGAGCTGACCGAAGCGCTGATCCGCGAAAACGTGGTCCTGACCCTGCAGCCCGGCCAGGCCAACGAAACCACGCAGCAGGAAGACCTGGCTGCCTGATCCCCCGCCCTGCGCTTCCCCCCTGTGGCGCATGGCTGACAGCCCGGAACAGACGGGCACCTCTCTAACCGCCCTGGAGCACAACATGACCAGCACCACCCCGGCCACCGGCCGCATCCAGCTGTTCGACGTCGACAGCTCGCAGATCCATAGCATCGGCCACGACGCCGACACCAACACCCTCGCTATCCGCTTCACCAAGGGCTATGGCGACAAGCGCGGACCAGGCTCGCTGTACCACTACGCCAACTTCGGCGCCGAGGAGTTCCAGGCGTTCAAGGATGCCGACTCCCTCGGAAAGCACTTCGGCGAGTACATCAAGAAGTTCCCGGAGAAGTACCCGTACCACAAGGTCGCCGAGCAGCAGCAGGCCGCCTGACCGAACCCAGACGGCGGGGCTGCTGCAGCAGCGGGCCGCGCGGGAGACGTAACCCGCCCCAGCGAAAGCTCATGGGTCAACGAGTGGTGCGGATGCAACGCCGCTGGCAGCCGGGAAAGACCGGCATCCATCCGACTGCAGCCCCACCGTATCAGGTTGAAGACCAACCCCACGATGGGCACCGACGACGCGGCAGCACTGGCAAGGCACTGGCGGGCAGCACCAGCCGCTATCTGAGGACCAGGCACGGGGCTGCAGCCGGATGGATCGCAACACCAACCCACAACGCCGGCAGCCCCCGGCAGGAGATACAGCCCAATGAATGCCCAGGTACAGGAAGGCCAGCTCGTCCCCGAGGAGGGCATGGCCGCGATGATCAACCGCTCGGAAATCGAGCAGCAGATCAGCACCGCCCGCCGCTTCCCCCGCTCGCTGAAGAAGTTCCGCGACGAAGCCATCCAGATGGTCACGCTGAGCCAGAGCATCGCTGAGCAGTGCGTCTATGCGCTGCCGCGCGACGGCAAGACCATCGAAGGCCCTTCCGCCCGCTTCGCCGAGGTGATCGCATCTGCCTGGGGCAACAACCGCGCCGGCGCCCGCGTCATCGATGACAAGGGCGAGTTCATCATCGCCCAGGGCGTGTTCCACGATCTGGAGCGGAACGTCGCCATCACCTACGAGGTGCAGCGCCGGATCGTGGACCGCCAGGGGCGTCGCTTCAAGCCCGACATGATCGGCGTGACCGCGAATGCGGCCTGCTCCATCGCGCTGCGCAATGCGGTGCTGAAGGGCGTGCCCAAGGCCTTCTGGGAGGACATGTACGTCGAAGCCCGGAAGGTGATCATGGGCGACATCAAGACGCTGGCCAACCGCCGCGCCGATGCCCTCGCCCACTTCCAGCGCTTCGGCGTCACCGCCGAGCAGGTCTGCGCGAAGTTGGGCGTGGCCGGTGTCGAGGACATCGGCCTGGAGCACTTGGTCCTGCTGCGTGGCATCGTCACGGCCATCAAGGAAGGCGACACCACCCCGGAAGATGCCTTTGCCACCGAAGGTGCGCCCGCCGCCCCGAAGAAGACGCTGGCGGCCTACACCGATGATGCGTTCGCCGCAGCGCTGCCGCAGTGGGAAGCTGCCATCAAGGCCGGCAAGAAGACGCCCGACGCGATCATCACGATGGCGCAGACCAAGGGCACGCTCAGCGAAGCGCAGAAGAAGCGGATCCACGCGCTGGCCGAGAAGCCCGAGAGCGAGCAGCAGGCTGGCCCGGCCGTGGCTGAGGAGGTGGCCGAATGATCACCGTCGACCTGATCCAGGGCACGCCGGAATGGCATGCCCACCGCGCGACCCACTTCAACGCCAGCGACGCGCCGGCCATGATGGGCTGCAGCCCGTACAAGACCCGCAGTCAGCTGCTGCGCGAGTTCGCCACCGGCGCGACCATCGAGCACGACGCGGCCACGCTGCAGCGCTTTGCCGACGGCCACCGCTTCGAAGACCTGGCCCGTCCGCTGGCCGAGCGCATCATCGGCGAGGAGCTGTATCCCTGCGTCGGCGTCGACGGCAAGTTCTCGGCCAGCTTCGACGGCCTGACCCTGCTGGAGGACAAGGCGTTCGAGCACAAGTCGCTCAACGACGACCTGCGTCTGGCCATGCCGGTGGACGGTGGCGACGCCTGCCTGCCGCTGCACTACCAGGTGCAGATGGAACACCAGGCCATGGTCAGCGGCGCCGAGCGCGTGCTGTTCATGGCATCGAAGTGGAACGGCGACGAGCTGGTCGAGGAGCGCCACTGCTGGTACACCCCGAACGCGGAGCTGCGCGCCAAGATCGTGGCCGGCTGGGCCCAGTTCGATGCTGACGTGATGGCCTATGACCCGGCGCCGGCGGCTGAGCCGGTGGCCGCTGGCCGCGCGCCGGATCAGATGCCGGCCCTGCGCATCGAAGTGACCGGCATGGTCACCGCGTCGAATCTGGCCGAGTGGAAGGAGCAGGCCATCGCCGTCTTCCAGGGCATCAGCACCGAGCTGGTCAGCGACCAGGACTTTGCCGATGCCGAGAAGACCGTGAAGTGGTGCGGCGACATCGAGGACCAGCTGAAGGCTGCCAAGCAGCACGCCCTCAGCCAGACCCAGAGCATCGACCTGCTGTTCAAGACCATCGACGCCATCGCCGAGGAAGCCCGCTCCAAGCGCCTGGCACTGGAGAAGCGCGTCAAGACCCGCAAGGACGAGCGCCGCACCGAGATCGGCAACGCGGCACGCCGCGCGGTGCAGCAGCACGTGCTGGCCATCAACGAGACGCTGGGCGAGCACGCCATCCCGATGCCGGCCACGCTGATCGCCGACATCAGCGACGCCATGAAGGGCAAGCGCTCTTTCGCCAGCATGCAGGAAGCGGTGGATTCGGTGGCTGCCAACGCCAAGGTCGACGCCAGCCAATCGGCCGAGCGGATCCGCGCCAACATCCGTGTCATGGAGATGGAGGTGGGCACGCACGCCGCACTGTTCCCGGACCGTGTGCAGCTGTGCTCCACGAAGTCGGCAGAAGATCTGCGCAACCTGATGGCGGCACGCATCTCCCAGCACCAGCAGGCGGAGCAGGAACGCCTGGACGCCGAGCGCGAGAAGATCCGCAAGGAGGAAGAAGCCCGCGCGCAGAAGGCCTCGGCCGACGCCGCCGCTGAGCAGGCCGCCCAAGCGGCACAGCCGGCAGCGGCCGAGCAGCAACCCGCGGCAGTGGTAGCCGCGCCGGCAGCGGCTCCGGTGCGCACTGCGCCGACGGCAGTGGCCAGCGCACCGGCACCGGCCGCCTCACCGCGCGAGGTGGTCAAGATCAAGCTGGGCCAGGTCGTGGACCTGATCGCACCGCTGAAGATCGACGCCGAGGGTCTGCGTCAGCTGGGCTTCGAACCAGTCTCTACCGAGCGCGGATCGAAGCTGTACGACGCCAGCCAGATCGATGCCATGCGCGGCGCGATGATCCGCCACCTGCAGCAGCCGCTGCCCGACACCTACGCGCAGGCAGCGTGATGGAGTTCTGGCGCACCAGCGAACTGCGGGTTCTGTGCCAGATGGAGGGCCGCGACGCGATGACCGTCGCGGCTGCCCTCGGGCGCTCGCCCCGCGCGGTCCAGGACATGGCCCGCTGCCAAGGGATGCCGGTACCGCGTCAGCCTCACGCCCGGTACTGGCCGGTCACCACCAAACGCCGCGCCCGGCAGCTCCGGGCCAGCGGCAACACCGTCAACCAGATCAGAGCCGCGCTGGGTGTCCCGTTCGGGACCGTGCGCCGCTGGGTCTACGAAGGAATCGAAGCATGAAGATCATGCAGATCACGATGTGCACGGCGCTCGGCAATGTCATGGCGAGCCCGCAGTCGTACGAGAACGACCTGTCTCGCTGGTCGAAACCCAAGGCAGCGTCCGTCGCGGCGCATGCCATGCAGCAGCTGGCCAAGGCATTCGAGGCCGACAAGGCAACCCACGAGTCGAACCTGCCAGCGATCGAGAACAACCTGGCCATCGTCGAGCGGATCACCTCGCTGATGGATGACATCGGGATGCCGAAGCGCTGGAGCGAGCGTGACAGCCGCTCGCGTTCTCGCTACCCCAAGACGATCAGCCACGACGCTGGATACCTCACCGACCTGCGCCGCGAGGTCAAGGTCGATGATGGCTGGGCCTATCGCCAGCAGCAGCATGCCCAGCTGCTGGAGCGGTACCGCGCGTACGAGGCGCAGGCCGCTGAGGCAGACGCCCGCAGCGATGCGGCGGCCGAACGAGAGCGCCAGGCCGAGGTCGAGCGGCGGAAGGCCGACATGGAGCTCGCAGCGATCCTGCTGCGGTACGAGCTGCCGATCGAATCCAGCTGGGCCGACGTGCTGGAAGTGCTCCGTAGCCGCAACCAGCGCCTCGACTTGGCGGTGGCCATGCAGCAAACCCGCTGCGACTGGAGCGAAGGCCCTTGGCGAGTACGTAATGCAGTGGACCGCTTCACCATGGAGACCGATGAGGACAAGGCGATCATCAACGATGTCATCGACGGTTTGACCGACTTCGAAGATGGGCGGGTGTTTCGCGACTGCACCTGGAACTACGGCGCCCTGTTCGGCAGCGTAGAGGATCAGCAGCTTGCCGCTGACGTGCAGCTCGCCTTGGGGAACGCAACATGAGCCGCCACATCGCCCGCCGCGCGCCCAAGGAAACGCTGGGGTTCTCCTGGGGCCGGTTCCCGACCGTCGACGGCAGCGCCGTCACCTGGCGCCTGTACCGCCGCGACCACCGCCGTGCGCTGCACATGCACGTGCTGACGTTCTTCGCCCATGAGGACCGCGCGGTGATCGCCGGGCACCTGCGCCGCGCGCGCCGCTACCTGCGCGAGAAGGTGGACGACATCGACTTGGTGGCGATGGGGGTGGCGGCGTGACGCTCCTACCTAGCTGCGCTGGCCCAATGCTCCCACATCGCCTGAGCATTCTTCTCCATGACGCTGTAGTCGCCGGCGTCCACGCCAACGAAGAAGCGAAATTCCGCCGCGAAGTGAGCAGCCATAACCGTACTTTCTGCGGTGTGCTGGGCAAGCAAGGAAAGGTCGTTCAGGTCTCCGCCGTAGTGGAGCTTCGCGCCTCCTGCTGCAGGGCTGGCAAAGGTGACATTGCAGTTGTTCTGAATTCGGCCAGCAATCGTGTTCAGCGCCTGGCAGTTGCCAATCAGCGTAGCGAGGTCGGCACCAAGAACATCCGGAAGGTTGTGAATTCGATCAAGAACCGAAACCGAGGTTGGCGTCAGGTCGGCCTGAGCTTCTCCCAACGCAGCCTTGAACATCTTCACGTTGGTCACGCTGGGACCTCCTTCGATGGTTGTCGACTGGTCGACCATGCGACGGATCATGTCCAAGCGCGCCGGAAGCGAACCAATCTCGGTGAGAAGAAGACGGCCGATGACACGTGCGTTTCCTTCCCGCAGCGCGACTGTCTCCGCGTGCTGCTGCTGGGCAATCCCCTTGGACTGCTCAGCGATTTCCGCCGCCTTCATCGAAGTTCTGTTCGCCGCTATCGCGACAAACACGGTCGCGGCCGCTGCGCCAAGCCCTACGACGACAGCTGCCCAGTCGGCAGCGTTCCCCCAATCAACCGCGAGCGGGCATATCGCCATCGCTTTTTCCCCCTGTCCATGATGGAGCCGATTCTGCCATGACCTACATCCATCCGAATGACCGGGTCTACGCGCTGGAGCGCGCCCTGGCCGCCGCCGTCGCCCAGGGCGAAGACCGCAAGGTGCAGGACGACCTGCGAGAGATCCTGGCCGAAGCCCGGCGCGAGGCCCGGGGGTGAGCGGCCTGGTGCTGGTGCCGGCGCCGAAGGATCCGGGCGTTCCGTCTCGCATGCGGCAGCCGACGAAGGGAGCCTATCGGCAGTGGCTGGCCCAGGCGAACGACAACATCGAGCAGCTGCAGGCCGAGGTGGCCGAGCTGCGCGCCGGCGGCAGCACCTGCACCACCCGGCCCGGTCTGGTCTCCGACCTGGTCACCGCCGCAACTGCCCTCGGGCACCACGAAACGCTGCGCAGCAGCAGCGACGAAACCATCGACTACTGGCGCACGCGCGTTGAGCAGCTGCGCGCCGAACTGACAGGAGAACACCATGGCTGAGATCACCCGCATCCGACGCCAGCACGCTAACAACGGCATGGCCGCCGGCGGCCGTCCGATCCGCATCCCCCGGTCGATCGACAGCGTGCGCTCGCACCTGAAGCGCCACCTTCTGGAAGAAGGGAAGCGCATGCAGGACCTGGCCGACGTATGGGGATGCTCGAAGCACAACGTCTACGACCTGTTCTACCGCGACCGGCCCATCTCCCCGAACCACATCGAGCTCGCCGCGAAGATGCTCGGCCTGGACGAATTCGACACCAACGAGTTGCGCCTGCTCGGGGCCCGCGAGGCCGGCTGGCAGATCGACACCAACTTCCTGCTGGAGAAAAGCGTATGACCACCGAGAAGAACATCTCCCCCGTCCGTGAACCCTATGACGCGATGGGCCCGGTCGACGCCCCCAACCCGCCTGCAGCGCGCGCCACGTTGGCGGACGTGCAGCCCGGTGGGAGGGTGAGGCTGGGGGATGCAGCCGCTACCCACGACCAGCAAACGATCGAGCGAGTGGCGAAGGCCATGCAGGCTTCGGAGCAGGCGCAATCGGGTTGGACCTGGGCCGACTGTTCGTCAATCGAGGTTGAGGGTTGGATGGATCTGGCGCGTGCAGCCGTTGCCGCCATCCCCGCTAGCCAGCCAGTGCGTGAGCAGCGCGCAGCACTGTGGGTTCAGTTCGCCGAGAACGGCAACATGCAGTTCTTCACGCGAGACCCTGATCGTGCAGTAGAGGAATCCTTCTGCTATGCGCGGCCGCTCACTGCCTATTACGAGAAGCCATTCCCGATTGAGGACCTGTCCAGGTTCAAGGACCTGATTGGTTTCGCTGCATGGCAGGCGATTCAGCTGCCCGAGACTGATCCACGCCGAGATTTCATCCGGCAGAGCGGCGAGCTGATCCGAATCATCGACTCTGCGAAGGAGATTTCCAAGTGAGCGCCCAAGACAAATACAGCTTGCAAGAACGCGGTAGGTTCAAAGCGTGGTGGGATGCCGCTCGCCCGCTTGAAGGCTCCGCATTCCCCTACGAAATCGCATGGGCAGCATGGCAAGCAGCCCTCTCCGCCCAGCCCTCCCCGGGGGGTCAGGATGCGCGTGTGCAGTTCGATGCATGGCTGGAAGCCAATTCGATTGACACCACCCGTTGGGGCGATGGCGAGTACACAGACCCTGCCGCACACAACTACTGGCGGGCCTGGCAAGCCGCCCTCGCCGCCCGCCAGCCGGTGGGGGAGCCGGCCATGTATCAGGTGCGCCCGCGCAGATTCCCGGCTGGTGAAGGCTGGCGCGAAGTCAGCAAGCGCGGGTTCGATGACCGTGGCGACTTCCCCGGATACCCCGAAGCCGAGTGGGAACGCCGCGCGCTCTACGCCGCCCCGCCCGCGCAGGCAGTGGACCTGGGCCGCATCCGTTCGACGGTGCAGGCGCTGCTGAACTGGATTGATGACTGGGCCGAAACGCCTGAGGAATCAGGGGTCGACGCCATCGAGATTGAAGCGGCGGCCGTGCTGGCCCTGATCGACAGCCAGGGGGTGGGCAATGGCTGACCCCTACCGCGACTTCCTCGAGCGCAAGGTGCGTGTCGCCCCATCTCTGGGCTTCGACGTGCAGCCGGAGGACGTGTCCCCGATCCTGAAGCCGCATCAGCGCGACAGCGTCGTGTGGGCGTGCCAAGGCGGCCGGCGGGCGCTGTTCCAGCGCTTCGGCCTGGGCAAGAGCGTGCAGCAGCTGGAGATCTGCAGGCTGGCCCGGCAGCACCAGGGCGGCCCGGTCGGCATCGTGATTCCGCTGGGTGTTCGGCAGGAGTTCCGCCGCGATGCCGCGATGCTGGGCATGGCCACCCGGTTCGTGCGCACCAGCGGCGAGGTCGACCCTGAGTTCGACGGCGTGCACCTGACCAACTACGAATCTGTGCGCGACGGGAAGCTGGATCCCAACCTGTTCACCGCGGCCAGTCTCGATGAGGCTTCGGTGCTGCGCAGCTTCGGATCGAAGACCTACCAGCAGTTCCTGACGCTGTTCGATGACGTCCGGTACCGGTTCGTCGCCACCGCGACGCCGAGCCCGAACCGCTACAAGGAGCTGATCCATTACGCCGGCTTTCTGGGCGTGATGGACACCGGCCAGGCCCTGACCCGCTGGTTCAAGCGCGACAGCACCAAGGCGAACAACCTGACGCTGTACCCCCACAAGGAGCGCGAGTTCTGGCTGTGGGTGGCCAGCTGGGCCCTTTTCCTGCAGCGCCCATCCGACTTGGGCTACAGCGATGAGGGCTATGACCTGCCCGCCCTGCAGGTGCACTTCCATGAGGTGCCGGTCGACCACGGCAGCGCCGGTACCGAAAGGGACGGCCAGGCCAAGTTGTTCCGCGATGCCGCACTGGGGGTGATCGATGCTGCGCGCGAGAAGCGCGACACCCTGCCGGCACGCGTGGCGGCTGTGCAGGACATCGTCGGCGCCCGGCCGGATGATCACTGGCTGATCTGGCACGACCTGGAAGCCGAGCGCCACGCCATCGCTGCAGCGGTACCGGAGGCGGTCAGCATCTACGGTGACCAGGATCTGGATGAGCGCGAGGCAGCGGTTGTGGCCTTCAGCGACGGCGAGACCAGGATCCTGTCCGCGAAGCCGGTCATCGCCGGCAGCGGCTGCAACTTCCAGCGGCACTGCCACCTGGCCGTGTACGCCGGCATCGGCTTCAAATTCAACGATTTCATCCAGTCGATCCACCGGATTCAGCGGTACCAGCAGCAGCACGGCGTCGAGGTGTGGATCGTCCACGCTGAAAGCGAGCGCGAGGTGCTGGCCAGCCTCATGGAGAAGTGGAAGCGGCACGAACAGATGGTGGAGAAGATGAGCGAGATCATCCGGGAATACGGCCTGAGCAAGGCCGCCATGGCACAGGTGCTCCAGCGCTCGATCGGCGTGGAGCGAATCGAGGCCAGCGGCGAAGGCTGGATCGTAGCCAACAACGACTGCGTGCTGGAAGCGCGCGGCATGGCCGAGGACAGTGTCGACCTGATCGTGACCTCGATCCCGTTCGCCAATCACTACGAGTACAGCCCCAGCTACAACGACTTCGGGCACACCGACGACAACGCGCACTTCTGGGCCCAGATGGACCACCTGGCTCCGGAGCTGCTGCGGGTCCTGAAACCGGGCCGGATCGCCGCCATCCACGTGAAGGACCGGATCCAGTTCGGCTCCGTCACCGGTGCGGGTGCCCCGACCGTGAGCCCATTCCACGCCGAGACGATCTTCCACTACCGCCAGCACGGCTTCGACTACATGGGCCTGATCACCGTCGTGACGGACGTGGTGCGCGAGAACAACCAGACCTATCGCCTGGGCTGGTCGGAGCAGTGCAAGGACGGCACGAAAATGGGGGCAGGCTCCCCTGAGTACATCGTGCTGCTGCGGAAGCCGCAAACCAACCGGTCCAAAGGCTATGCCGATGAGCCGGTGCGGAAGGAGAAGGCCGCGTACACCAGGGCGCGCTGGCAGGTCGACGCACATGCGTTCTGGCGCTCCAGCGGCAACCGCCTGATGACCGCCGAGGAGATGGCGAAGCTGGGACCCGGAAAGCTGGCCAAGATCTTCACCCAGCACAGCCTTGCCGAGGTCTACGACTACGAGGCCCACGTGCGCATCGGTGAGCAGCTGGAGGCACGCGGCGCGCTGCCCTCCGACTTCATGTCACTGGCGCCCGGCAGCCACCACCCCGACGTGTGGCACGACGTGAACCGCATGCTGACGCTCAACGGTGACCAGACCAAGAAGGGCCTAGAAAACCACATCTGCCCCCTGCAGTTCGACATCGTGGATCGCCTGATCGAGCGTTACAGCAACCCGGGGGATCTGGTGTTCGATCCCTTCGGCGGCCTGTTTACCGTCCCATATCGAGCGCTGAAGCTGCGTCGGCGCGGCCGGGCCGCAGAGCTGTCCACCAGCTACTTCCTCGATGGGGTGAAGTACCTGCAGGCCGCCGAGCGAGAAATGTCGATGCCGGACCTGTTCGAAGGCCTGGAGCCGCCAATGGATCAAGCCGCATGAGCGCCGATCTGCTGCAGGGCACCGACGTGCCCGACTTCCGAGAGGTGGGGCACGTGCTGGCCAGCTTGTCGGGGGTCGACCTCGCCAAGGCCAGCAAGGCCACCGTGCGCGCGTGGGAGGCCCGTGGCCTGGCGCTGATCGCACTTTCCCGTGAGGACCGGGCCGAAGCCGAGCGGATCATGGCCCCTGTATCGAAACGCCGCCGCCGCGGCACCAATCAGGCCGCCGCCGGCGCGCCGAAGGAGGAAGCATGAACGACCCGACCACCCTGCCCCGTGTCCCCAACCTGCTCCGCCTGAAGGAGGTCAGCGCCAGGACCGGGTTGGCCAAGAATACGATCTACGACCGGATCCGCCGCGGTGAGTTTCCTGCGCAAATCGACCTCGGCGGCAACTGTTCGGCCTGGTCGGAGGACGAAATTAACGCATGGATTCTGTCGAAAATGGAGGCTCGAAACGTCGATGAGCGCGGCCTGCCAAAGGCTGCATGA